GGGTTACGGTCCAGCATCACGCCATGAACCGCCAGAATAGAAATACAGCTTGTTGTTAAGTGAATCGATTACCAATGGGAGCTTCCCTGTAACCGTCACAGGAGCACCAGTAGGCGCCCCATTGATGGCCGGAACGTAGAGATACCCATTGGCCTCAACAGACTCGAACAGCTCGCTGAAGTTGTCGTTGCACTTGCTGTAGGCAATACGCAGCGGATCACCCGAATTGTCATTCGGTACCGCACCAAGATTGATGATCTGCTGTGCCATCAGTAGGAATAGTCAGCGGTGTAGGAAGTCGTGTCAGCTGTCAGATAGGTCGTGTCTGCCCTGTAGATCATGGCTACAGGAGGAAGCACCTCAACAGGGAATGCTCCACCGCCGCCCAGCTGAAAGTAGGATCGGAACAGCTTGCCTTGGATTCCGTTGACGACGACCTCCTTATACCACCACCCATTCTCGATGTTGGTATTGAAGCCCTCGGTCGCAGTGGCCATGACCATCGGGGCCAAGGTCACGTTGTCCCTGAATCCGTCAGTCAGCTTTGGAGGGCCGAAGAAGATGGGCCACCAGAAGTAGAAGTAGTCGTTGACTGTCGAGGTCGCCTGGAAGTCGTAAACCCTATAGGGATCGGTTTCGTAGGACGAATTGAGGAGAAGCACCTCAGGCCCCGTCAGCATCATGGCTGAAGCAGGACCCCAGTAGACCGTTCCAGCAGGGATAACCTTGGTGTAGGTCTCCTCTACAACATTGGAAGGAGAGAAGTACTGAAGCAGGCCAATGGCCTTGACCGTGGCAGTGGCATCGACAGTGAATGGCCCGGTATAGATCGGGGAGTATTCTGTCGGTGTGGTGCCATCGGTCGTGTACCGGATCACCGCGTTCTGAGTGGCGCAGGTGATGGTGACCGTGACGGTCGATGTGAACGACTGACTATCCGGGGAAATGACTGGGTCCGCGACTGGTTCAACGATGAAGCAGACCGCGCCAGGACCACAGTTACATCCGCAGGAGCACATTACTTAATGAAGGTAACGGTTACCATTCTAACGCTGATCGTTTGAGTACCAACGCTTGTATTGCAATATGTTATTAGCCTAAAATACAAAGGAGTTCCACTTAGAGTTACATTCACCTTATCTGTAACTCTTGTTGCCACTTGGCTTACTGTTATTGGGCATCTTATTCCAGTGTCATTCCATGTTCCAGCAGACCCGCTCGTTGAATATTGAAGACCAAAATACGCACCTGAAGCTGAGGCTGGAGTTGCACCGATTAGCCTAAACGTCATCCGGATAGAAATTGGTACAAAATCAAGTATCACTTCCGAAGGATCAGCTGCATTTGGAAATGCCTCCTGTGTTGCGCTTTCAGTTATGTTCAACGAGGCTGCAACGCTGTCATAAAATGTATATCCGCACGATACGGTGTCAGTTCCAGATGACGATGCGTTGAGCGTCGTTCCGCTCATTGACAGATTAGTCCCAAGACTGATTTCCTGAAACACTCCAGATCCAGATGATCCCCTTCCTAGAAGGATGGATCCGGATGTGGCATTAGTCAGATTTGCAAATGGAAGCAGGCCTGAAACCTCGCTGCCAAGAGCAGTGATCTGGCGAGGATGAACGTGATCGCCTCGAGAGAATTTAGCTGACGACCCAGGAGATACTGAACCAAGAGCTGCCGGATTGGAGCTAGAGGCTTGCCCAATGACGTAAGCCGTAGTTGCCAGCTGAGTGGTATTTGTATCAGCCGGAGCTGTAGTGCCAGCAGGAGTACCCGTAAACGTCGGAGATGCCAATGGAGCCTTGGCGGCTAGATCCGAGGTTAGATTGGTAATCTGAGTTTGAGAAAGTGTCAGCGGATCACTTCCAGCAGATGTGTGAGTGGAAGCGTGGGCCGTTGGCGTCCTGGAATCTGTGAGTCTTGTGTCTGATCCAAGAACGACCTGTCCGGACGTGGCGTTTCCAGCCGGTGGAACATTATAGCTAGATGCCGTGCCTAGGCCCAGAGACCTATTAGAAACTGCGGTGATCGCCCCGTTTGCAACCGTGATGCACGGAACATTGTCACCAGCACATCCAGCGGATCCAGTTGCTCCGCTAATCCCAGGCAAAACCCTCTCAGAGATCGAAACAACAGCCCCATTAAGAACGGTCAGGCAAGCCACATTTGCACCAGAACATCCCGCCGTTCCAGTGGCTCCAGCTGTTGGGGTAACAGGAGTTGATGTAGATTCACTACAGTCACACCCACAGATTGCAGATGACGGGATCATAACAAAAAGGGCGAGGCCAGATTAGTCTGACCCCGCCCCTTGTCATTCTAATTCTTAGGTGCAGGTGGCGAGCGTGTAGTTCGCAGCGCAACGCTTGAAGATAACGATCGCGCCAGCCTTCGGGTTGGACCGAGGACGAGGAGCGTAGATCATCTCAGCGAAGTGCCGGCCCTTCTTGAGGAGGGGATCGTAGCACGCATCACCGTCAGCGGCGCCAATGGCGAACGGACCGGTGACCCACTTCCACTCACCCTGATAGCCGTAGGGCGACCAGTTGAGCGAACCCACAGCAGACTGCGGGCGGACGATGTCGGCCTGGAAGACCTCAGGCGACAGGACCACAGCAGCCTCGTAAGGGGCGGTAGCGGGGTTGATCCAGTTCGGGTTGATGTCCTGGGCGGTGCCCTTGGTCGTGGTCGTGTTGGACCAGCGAGGAACCTCAACGTAGCTGGTGCCGTTGTGGGTGAACCGCATCGGCAGCACATTGACGAGATGCCGGAAGTTCTGGATCACCTTGGTGGCGCCAATCCGCTTCATGAACAAGCTAGGCTCGGCCCAGCGGATGTCCTGGCGGTACTCAGGCACGTTGCGAACCAGCTGCTGGCTCATCTCCATGCCGATGTCGAGCGAGAAGGTCGGGCCGACATCAGTGAGGGAGACGAAACCGTAGCTGTCAGGCAGCGTGGCACGATTCTGGATCAGCTGAGCCGCGAGGGTCTCAAGCATCTCCAGGGTCACCTGAGAGGTCGCAGCAGCAGCCGTCAGCGTCGAGCTTGCAGCGGTCGGCGTGGCAAAGCCAGAGCCGGCAACATAGATCGGAACGCGGCGAGCGTAGGTGCGCTGGAGGTGGTACTCCCAGTCCAAGCGAACGTAGTTGGCCAGGTTCTGGATGTATCCCTCGAGGAACGCCTCAGGAGCGTGATCGAAGTACAGGTCGTCCTTACAGAGGAGCGGGCCCTTCCAGCCGCGCTTAAACGGGCTGTAGGTCTCGGACTTGAAGCCGACATCAACCTGGTTGTAGGTCGTATCGCAGCTTCCGCCGTTGGAGCCGTTGGAGAGGCTAACCGCATCCCATGCAGCGGTGACGCCGGTAGGAGCAGAGTTGAGGACCGTGAAGGTCGTGTGGGTCAACCCGGAGTTGGGCTCGAAAATGCCGCGTTGGATCAGCGTATCATAGATACTGTCGAACGTTGCACGCTTGTAGATTTCCGGGGACAGGTACTCCGTCGCAACCGGCATGATGTCGAAGACATTAGAACAGGCCATAAGATGAATTATCTGATGAGATAACAATAGGATCTACACTCGTAGATTCATTGTAATCAGTTGTTTATGTTCCGCAGGTCAGCGCGGTTGAGACCGATTGTTGTTAGCCAGACAACCGTTAGGCTGTTCGTTAGATGTGGTAATGTTGTAACGTAGTCAATAAAAAAGTGCCCCCAGGTTTCCCCAGAGGCACTTAGTGGGTTTGGATGGATTATGCGGCCATGGCCTCGCGGATGGCAGACCACATATCTTTAGGTGCGGAGTCGCTGCCGGACGCGACAGCCTTTCCTCCACTCTTTGATGTTAGTCGATCGATCTGAGAATAAGCAGCCTTCAGCTCATCATGAGCCTTCTGAAGCAATGGAGCCATCTGCTTCCCGTATTGAGCGTAGAGGACAGCCTCAGCCAAGACCTCTGGGGAGTTGTTCCCAAAGAGCAGATCCTGAGCAGCCTTCAGATTGGTCTCCGCTTCCTCACCTTTGAAGATGGGGTTCTCAGCGAACTTGGTCTTGAAGACGTTCTGGAATGTGGTCCGGGCTAAAGCGTCAGCCTGCACTCGAGCGGCCTCCTGCTTGGACTTCTCCTGAGATTCCCACTCGGTAACATACTTCTGCTCGTCCCTTAGGGCGTTCTGCTTCTTTTCAATCGCCATGGAGGCATCCTCAACATGACGAATAAACGCAGCCTGCTTGTGGATGGGCAGGTTTTCGGTGATGGCCTGGATGGCCTGATCACGCTCCGGTGAGTCGGGCGCCTTGAGCACCTTGTCCACCTCGGCATGATACTGATCGGGAACAAATTTCTTGGCCCGAGAGACAGCCTGCTCGATGGGTGCGTCGAAGGTTTCCCGGAACTTCGGGTGCATCTCGACATTGAGACGACGCAGAGCCTGGGTCAGCTGATCGTTCTCCTCCTTGGTCTTCTTGAACAAGTCGGGATCGAACTGCTGCTTTAGGGCGAGAACTTCCGCCTCAAGAGCTTCAGCCTTTTTAGCAGCCTCGTCTCTTGCGGCCTTGAGCTTGGCCCAGGAGGATTTCGCTTCCTCACTTTTGGCGCTTTCGGGTGGAGCTTCATCGGTTGCAGTGGGTTCAACAGCTTCCTTTGCGACAACCTTCTCAACCTTCTTTTCGGCCTTGGTGTCCAATCCAAGAGCCTTGTCCTTCGGGGACACAGGAAGTGGATCCTTGGTTGTGTCGCGGTCCTTCTCGAACCGACGATCTGGCTCCACAGGCTCAGCAGCTTTGGCTTTATCAAACTCGCTGGCTTGCGCCCGGAGCTTGGCCCACGCCTCCCCTATTTGGGTGCCGAATTGAGTGGGCTGTGAATGTGCGTTCTCCCGGCCCTCAGTCATGGGGGTGGGGACTTGAGCTTCTATCGTTTTACCTTCCATAGCTATTCTTCAAATGTGGGTGTCTCTTCGATCTCATCATCGATGGGCTTGGCCAACGAGAGGAGAAGATCCAGGGCGTACTCGTAGCCGGCGCAGAACATGGCCTGGGATGCGAGCTGATGAGGCGTTAGGCCTAGCGGTAGGTTGCTCTTGGATGGCCGGCTGGCGATCAAAGTGGCGTAGGCAGCCTTGAAGTCGGCGTTCGTCATAAGCCGTTGAGCGGCAGTGACAAGCTCGTTGTCCTTGCGCCATTCAACATGACTTGTGCCTGGATCTGTAGAGAACTTAATAACGTGAGGTTTGCGCTTGAAGAGTCTCATTTCATTAGTGAATCAAGGTCCTTCACGGGGATCTCGATCCACGCGGATGTGTAGTCGTTGATACCCATGCTGACAACATATTTTTTGCCGTCGAGAATCGAGCCGCACGGGAACACAACCAGTGGCAGTCCTTCGATCCAAGGGTCTTTCTGGCTTCCGGACAACAGCGGCTTGCGTGTCATCCGTTTCATCTTGAATGGTGGCTTGGCTTCGAAGGCGTAGGCTCCCATGTGGTACTGACGTTTCTTCTCTGTCCACTTTGTGGAGCTGTGGAAGAAGCAGATGTACTCGTCACCAACTCTGATCGGAGGACTTCCGCCCCTCATGTGGCCCCACTTCCATCCGAATGCAGGGGTTTCCCACTTTTCTGCTACCTCTCGATTTTCCCACTTAACCACCTGATGCGGCTCAGTGTTGTATATCATCATCATCTGGCCGTCGTGCTCGAAGAAGATCCAGTTCTTCTCGTTGCCTGACTGCATTAGAATTGATCCACCATTGCCGCCATATATGGGATCCCATGTTTCCATGGGCTGAAACCCTTCGTTCAGAAACGCCACCTGCTGATGCGCTCCACTGTAGGTCGCGTTGCGATAGATCTGAAAAGTGCAGTATGACAGCACCATTCGACCATTGATCGAAGTGATTCTTGGATCCTCCCAGTGCTGATCCTTGTAGTTGCGGTTCTTGAGATTGATCTCAACGAACGCTTCTGGCTTGTGCTCCTTGTTTAGACGGAATGCTACCAAGCTATTTTGGCCAAGATGATGCCAAGGAATTGGAGCTGCACGTCTAGCTATCAACCAATCGTCACCATTGATTTGGATGAGAGCCGGATTGAAGAACCTTGTGTCAGGTGTCTGAGCTTTACCGAAATCAAAGAACCCAACATTCCAAGGAGTCTGATCCTTGATGGATGGGGTCATGGCTTTGAGTAGATGCCAAATTTGGGATATTCCTTGATGACCTTGACGCCAAGGCTCTTGAGGAGAATCAACGCCTTGTCTTGTCCGTCCCAGTCGATGTCATCCATGATGATGACGGAGCCTTGTTTAAGCTTGGGCCACCAATCTTTAACAGTGCGACAAGACACCTCTTCGCTGTGGTTGCTGTCGAAGTGAATCAGATCGATGGATCCGTCAGCGAAATAACACAGACAGTCCTTGTCGTGCTTGGCGATGTGAGAAGTGTAGGAAAGAAGCTCAAACTCCTGAATCTTGTCGAAGTAGGAGCCGATGATTCCTTCCCATGGCACGTTAGCCCACCAGTCCTTGTTTACATCAGAAGATGTCCCTTCAAGGCAGGCGTCAATGTTCCATGGATCGATCCCAAAAATGATGCCTTCTCCCAGCTTCTGAAGGCCCATGGCTATGGCGACCAGTGATCGACCTCCAAACACTCCGATCTCAACGCACAGCTTAGGCTTGGTCGATTGAACCAAGTTAAACAGTTCAACTGCCTTCTCATGCGAACACCATCCCTCCATGGGAGGGTTCTGTATCCGCAATAGGTTCTTCTCGTCAGCTTTGTTCATTCTTAAATGCTAGGGTCCCGCTTTTATGCGGTTACGGAACAGGCGAAATGAATGACCACCGGCAAGCTCACAAACCCCGGCGCCGCAATACCTCGACCTAGCGAGGCAACCCTATTGTGCGTCAATACCCAGTCAAATGCTTTGTCCCGGGATCATGGGCTTTTGGTTGGCGATCTGCTGCTTGGCGATCAGTCCAGCATTCTTGATGGCAGCCTCGTTGACCTTCTGGGTCTGTTGAGCCTGCTGATTGGCTAGGTCCTGAGTCGTGGTGGCTTGGGCGATCTTCAGACGCTGCGCGGTCTCAGCATCCTTGAGAGCCATGTCCTGCTGCGCCTTGGCTGCCTTGATCTGCATCATGTTCTGAGCCTTGGCCTGATCCAGCGCGATCTTGTTCTGCGCCTTCATGGTCTCCGCATCGACAGAGGCTTGAGCCTGCGCCATCTGCTGCTGCTGCATGGCTTGCTGTTGCGCCTGCTGCTCGAGCATCTGCTGCATCTCGTCAATCGATTGAGAGATCGACTTGAACAGCTCCATGAACTGGGCGAACTCCTGCTTCCTGGAAGCGTCCTGCTGAAGGCGGGCCATGTGCTGAGCAACGTGAGCGCGACCAGCAACAAGGCTGTTGAAGATCTCGGACAGATCGCCTCCCTGTTGAACCGATTGGACACCTTGGGCCAACCACTCGAAGTGCTTGGCAAGGTGAATGACATCGTTCTGCGTCGGGGTGATCTGCACAGCGCCACCGTCGTAGAGGAGGCCATGCTCAACTTCAGCCTGCCAGTTCTGGTCAGCCACGTTGGGATCGATCTGGCCTCGGGTCCAATAACGGTTGGTCAGGGAAGGTCCGACAGTGGCCGAGATCATGTCCCGGATCAGGCGTTCCTTTCCGTCCTCAGGGAGGGCTGGGAACAAGGTGGCGTAGATCTGGTTCAGGCTCTGCTCCCGCATGAACTGAGAGCCTTGGCCTGCGATGCGGGTTGCCTTCACATAGCATTTCTCGAAGATCTCGCGAGGGACACCATCGTCCGTACATTTCTTCTGGAACTCCAATGCCAGCCTCAACCACTTGTTCTTCGTACCCTTCGGAAGGTCAGGATTCGCAGCGCGACGGAACTTCTCAGCGTACAGTTCATCCAGTTGCTGATAGTAACGTGCGAGCTGTGTTTTTCCGAGGGTGGCAGATTGAGCTAGTTGAGCCTGTACTTGGTACTTCGTGGGCGGATTACCCGAAGGAAGTTCCATCCTCTGCCGGTACTGGGAGAGGTTATTATCAAGAACACGTCCTAACTGCTCTCCCATTGCAATCGCTGGCTCAAGAACTCCTTGGAGATTGCTCTGCTGGATCGTCGAGACGCCGTTGGGAAGCACTGTGAAGGCGCCAAACTGAATGTTGCTCAGGGCCTGCCTGCCAGTGGGCTGGTTCGAGGTGAGGAAGACAGTGGACGTGGCAAAAGCAGCATCCACAGCAGCCAGCTGCAACCTCATCCGAGAAGTCAGCAGCTGATACATCTTTACGCCCAGCCCCTTGATCGATTGATGGAAGCCGTCGCCCCTGTCGTAGTAGAAGGCGCACACCGCCTGACGCATGTCGTCGTAGCGGTTCTCAAAACGGTTGAGGAACTCGTCGCTAGAGGCGTCGATGTCCACCCAAGCCTCGGAGATCTTAGGCTCAGCACCGTCTACACTGAACTCTTTGTATAGGATCTTGGCGATGCGGACCTTGGCGCACTGAGAGCCCAGATAAATGTCGTTGTTTCGGAGGGCCTGCTGCCAAGCTTCCCACTGATTCCACTCAGGAGATGTCCAGGAAGTGGGCTTGGCGTTCATGATCGAACGCTTCACCTCGGCTACATTCCATCCACTGATGCGTGCTGCTTCCTCGTCAGCGATGAAGTCCCAGAGTTCATTGACGTTGTAGTCGAACTGGAAAATGCACCACTGCCAAGATGCCACATTTGCACGCTCGTCATCAGACACATAAAGAGAACGATGAGGAACAGCAGTGGAACGCCAATCCAGAGGTCGGAGGAATAGTTGCGGTCCAGTCCCATAGTAGACCATGTCGTGGATCGAGAGCTGGATGTTGAAATCCATCTCATCGTCCTGCCTTTGAAGCCAATCAAAGTGCTTGGTGATGATGTCAGAATAAAGCTGTGAATTGGGATCGTTGACATCGGCTGTGACCGTGGCGTAGGTCTCAGGCTCGGAGTACACGTCGTAGAAGGCTGTGACCGAGGTCTCCAGATAGGCATAGCCCTCCCCGTTGTTGAAGTTGGCCCGATAGCGTTGGGCGTCCTTGGTCTTGTTCGGCCAAGGCGGGTTGCCATCAACCAGCCCCTTTACCAGGGCGTTCTTCTGATGCCGCTTCTCGTAGGCGTTGGTCGCCCGCGTGAACATGGATCGAACATCGCGAGCACTGGAGATCCTCGTCTTCGGAGGTGTCCCACTGTCGTTGAGGCTCTTGAGTTCGGAATACAGTCCAGTGCTATACATTGATTGCTCCCCATCGCCCATCAGGGCATTTCTGCGTAGGTAAAAATAGTTTCAGACCACTACATCCACACTTTCCACAACCGCCATAACCGAAAGCGGACTCACCTTTCCAATAGACGCATTGGAGGCAGATGGCTTTGCGGGCCTCGAAGACTTCGTGCGGAACACTCTTGAACCCGCTGGAAGCCCAATCAACAGCTGCTTGAGAAAACGTCCTAAGTCGTTGAGCAAGAGTTGGCGGCTCGGTGGACACGCACCAATCCGGCTCCTGTTCGCACATGTAATCAACAACCTTTTGATAAAGGCCAACGATTGGCTCCAGATTGTTTGCCTTGTTGTACTCCTCCACCATGGCGATTAGCCTGTTGATAGAGAATGCGCCGCCAAACCGCACCCCTGTAGTGGGGTGGGTGTACCTCCACATGCCTTGAGGCGTGGAGCTAATATCCTTCGGCACCATCATCGTAGGCGAGGCAATCGAAATCTTCTAGGACGCTGACTCCATGTTCACTTTCAGCCTCAGCGTTGGCAATCTCTTCTTTCAAGGCGTCGCCAAACGCCTCCGGGAAGAACGAATGACGCAATCTTGCCACCTCAAGTAGGATAAAGAATGAATCTGCTGCGTCAGGGCTGACCTTGAGGCGCCGCTTCATCTCCTCCTTGGCCTCGACCTTGATCTTAGTCGTGGCGCCTTTGACGTGCTGATAGCGCCTAGCGCACATCTCTCGGACGATCTCCCTAGGAAGATGGGCTATTTGGCCTGCGCGGATGTAGTAAACGCCTTGGTACCACAGCTCTGAAACCCTGTTGCTGTAGGCGTCTTTGCCGGGAGTTGGGTCTGTGGCTGATGCGGGAAGGTCCGAGGCCGCTCCACCGAATTGGATGCGGTTGATCCTTGGGCTCCATTCCTGCATGAGGATTTCCGAGAACGGAATACCACCGCCTGTGGAATCCACGCCAACATCTTCGGGTTGGACCCCGGTTTCCTTGCACCACTGAGCGAACTGCCTGGCCAGCTGGAAGTTACGAGGGACGTTTTTGTCCGTCACATCTTCGTGGAACTCTTTTGTCAGCGTAACCGCTAGGGTCATCTTCCCCTCTACAGTCTCACCCAGGACGCCTTGGATTCCGTAGCAACGGTCGCCGCCATTGGTAAACGCTGGGTCAAGTGCCGCCAGCTTGACGATGGGCCCTTTCCAGTGAGGGATGGAGACTCCTCCGTTGGAGATGATCTCTATCTCACTGTAGATCTGACCGCTCTCTGAATCCTGCGGTGGGAAAGATCGGCAGAATCGCCAGTAACCAATCGACGTTGCCGGGAGTTTGTCGTGCTCTCGCTTCTGTTTACGTCCGTAAATCGGAAATACATCCTTCTCATAGTCGAAGTTGGGACTCTTGGTGCCGTCAAAATGGAGACACCACCCACGCTGTGTCTTCCATTCCTCGTCCTCTACGGTGACAGAGTTGATGCCGGCTTCGGGCTGGATGAACTTACCGAATGGATCGAGCCAGCTGACGTGGTTCCCTAGACCAATCATCTGGAAGACGGGGTTCATCGAGAGGTTGGTCTCGACCGCTTCCAGGATGGAGTCCGTCAACTCAGGTAACTCGTCCGCTATGATGATCAGCCTAGGAGCTTTCATGCCGATCAGTCGGCCAATGGCTTGGGCTTCCTTGCTTTGACTACACGGAATCAACTCAATGCCAGCCTTGTCACTGGCCGTCGGGTCAGACGCCTTCTCAGAAGTTCGGATCTGGCCGAAGCTGTGAACGTACTTACCCGGCAGCCTCTCCTTGGCGCCGTAGTAATAGTCTCGGATCGAGCCCCAGATACGCTTCTGGGCGTCTTTCATGGTGGTCGATGTGACCAATACCTTCGTCTTCTCCGGGTCACTGAACCAGTTGATGATGCCCCACATCGCGCCCCAGTCGGACTTGCCCGTGGAGCCTGCACCAGAGATGCCCAGATACTGATACTCGCACGCCTTCTCAGTCATCTTCTCGGCCCAGGGATGACGGATGAACTTCTTCTTGGCGCCGGTTCCCCACAGCTGCTCGACCATCCACCAGAACAGTTCTGCCCTGCTGACCTCGATGCCCTTGTTCAGAGCCTCCTCGTAGTAGGCGAAGGCCCAGCGAGCGACTTGGATCTCCGGCGTCTCAACAGCCACAGGCAGGCCCCAAACCACTTTGGCCTGACCCTTGGTCGTGTTGATGTAATATGGCTTAGTCATTTCTTTTTACCGCACTTGCTCATCATCTCATCCCACTTGGCGCACAGCGAATCGGCTTCCTCCCTGCTTTCAATTGAGTGAACAGGTCCATCGGGCCAGCTACATCCAAACGCCAGCCGTGAACCAACGATGTGGCCTAAGAATGCAGTGACGATCTTCCACTTCTCGCCGTCAGGGACCACCTTGCAATAGGCTCCATCCTTGGATCTAAGGTGCTTCATCTATTTCGATTTCCGTGCGCTCTTCTTCTTTTTTGCGGACTTTGACCTGAGTGATCGAGTAATCGATTGCTTGTGGAGAGTCGTCCGGAATGACTCCAGCATATCTGAGACAGTCGATGAAGAACTTCGGGGCGAGATTATCTTGGTCGGTGAGTCGCCTCCTAAAGCTCGTAACGCGGACTCGAAAGCGTCCTGTGTCGCCTTCTTTTCCTTTCGCCTTTGCCAATGGTTCATGGCGAAGAGCTTGTTCAAGCTCGGCACGGGATGATGGATCAATAGCTTCATACATCAGGACTATTCCAGAGGCCCCGCTCACAAAGCATTGAGACGGACCTAGCAAGATTGGGTTCACTTGAGCAGAGGTTGTGATGCTCTCGACAGAGAGCGCGGAAGTGGCGCTCATCGGAAATCAGGGAGCCAGCCCGTCCACGTGAGTGATGACAGTCTGTGGCAGCCTTGTTGCAGGTGGGCCACTGACACTTTGGGTGAGCCTTCATGAAGGTGTCCCTCACCTTGTAGTAGGCCTTGAGACGTTCCTTCTGCCTGTCTGAGACCCTCTTCATTTTTTCCAGTAGTCAGCGTCATCATCATCGTCGTCCTCCTCTTCTGCTGTGATTTCGTAAACTACCTCTTCCCTGTAGGATTTGATTCCTTCAAGGATGTGTTTGGTTGCAAATGCGATCAGGAACAGTCCCGCCGATACGATCAGGAAGATGATTGCGATTTCCATTGGGCCTCCAGGGTGGATTTGATTCTCCGCATCATCATCTCACACCACCAATCTTTGGCGACTCTGATGTGCTTACACTCAGACTTTTTACCTTCACGCACCTCTATGACGCGCCGAAGTGAAAAGTCCTCGCAGCTGCACATCCCATTGAAATCAAACTCATCAAGGTCGACGAGGAACTTGATCCCGCGCCGGCTGCTAGATTGGACATAGACCCTGAACGCTTCCCCTTCTATGGGCTCAACGTCCATTAGAAGAGGCTCATCTGCTTCACCGGAACCTTCTTAGGCTTCCTCTTCGAGAGTTCCCGGTACATCGCTGCCAGGACTTCTGTGTCCGACTTTTCCACAACCACCACCGTATCTGGAAGTACGCTATCCTTAATTCGCCCCACCACCTTTTCCAGAGACTGCTCTCTACGATCAACAAACTTCCCAGGAGACTTCCTCGCCTTGGCAATTCCCAGACGGTGAAGTTTGTCTTCCTCATTGAGTTCGTCGGCACGCTGCCTCACCGAGTTGTCGATGCAAGCCTCAAGGAAAGCCGGGATGTACTCCACGTCCTTGGCTGTGATCCGGGTTAGTGTCCGGATCAGATTCTTGGTGATGAAGAACGAGTCGAACTGCCAACCCATCTGATCACAGACGAAGCCGTAACGTAGGATGGCCTTGGTCAGGTTTCGCTTGTCCCGGTAAAATACACTGACTGGTTTGTCGTGATAGAACTGCTCATGGATTACCTGAAGGCAGCGGTCTATCATGTTGAGCGGTGTCATAATTCAAGATTGTAGGAGGATAGGAGTTCGCAGAAGTAACGGTACAGCTCCTCTACCTCCTTAGGAGCAGGCCCGTCTTTTGTGCCGTGTTTGCTGATGTTCCTGATGTGAGCCTTGAAGTCAGTCAGGATGGCTCTGTAGTACGGACCATTCTTGAAGTCATCGTACTCTTGATCGTTATCTGGAAGAGTGAACTCAATCTTGATCTTCATCGGATAGTTTATTGATCCAGTAATACCACTTCTGCTCTCCATCTTCATTTAGATAACGTGATTTCTTGGCGTGCCCGAGTTCAAGCAGGTTGGACAGTTTTTCCTCAAATGTTCTCAGTCCCATCCCGGACTCTTTGACCCACTCCTTCTTGGTCTTCCAACCTTTGGGACGATAACCACCAGATCCCATCAGCTGCTGCATGGTCTCACGAATAGACTTTGCCTTTGATGATCCGGAGATTTTGGACATCGAAGTCTTTGTCATGGAGTTCGACGAATGCGAATCCGTGGGACCAGTTGTTTCGCGAGGCATAGTCGGGTGAGATCTGACAAAGGCATCCAGTAGACCAGGTGGTAATCAGCTTGCCGTTGCCGTCTCGTTCAGAGTGTTCAGAGCGTTGGTGGAAATGAGAACAGAGGGATGTGACCTTCGTTCTAAGGAAAAGGCCCCGGGCTGGATTCACGGGGTTGGAGATGGCAAATCGGTACTCATGACCATGAAGGACAAGTAGGGTTCCGATGTTGATCGCCTTGAGATGGTGGACGAACTCGATCCTGCTCTTGTCGGGTTTGACCTGGGCCTCCCAAGTCGTGGATGGCAGACCCACTAGTTCTGGGGCTTTTGTCCAGAGCTTGCGATCCCACCACAACTCATGGTTACCCTGCTTGTAGATGATGCGGGCCTTTCGGAATTCGTTCTGAATCCATTCCAGCCCCTGCTTCACCGTGGAGATCTCACCGATCATATCCCTCTTAGAGGGATCAGTCTCATGCGGGGAGAACGAGTAGTTGTCCGCGAAGTCGCCGTTGATCAAAACGACAGAGGGCTGAAGTTTCTTACCGAATGAGACAGCCAGCTCCAGGGCCGCTTTGTCGTGATAGGGTATATGAGCGTCTGGTAATATGAGAACGCTCTCGTCCCCATCGATCCTAATGGGTGTTCTATCGGCTGGAGTCTTGGGTTCTGGGATGGTCATTGAATGGCACCAAGTTTCTTGGCCAGCCTGGCTGTAAGCTCCAGATCGTTAGCCAGATACTTCAGTGCAGCTTCTCTATCAGTAGCAAGTAGAGCAGCAAAGTCCTTTCCACTACCACTCTTCTCGCCAGTCCCCAGAACGCGGCTCAGACGGTCCAGTGAGATGAAGGTGTTCTTCTCTCCAAGCCTCCAGATCTCAGCCAGGTCGACGACATGGGTGTCGCTGAAGTAACGACCCCTCTTGATTCCCTCACAGATCGGCACTGAGTGGATCCACGAACGGCGAATCAGATAGGGCAGATCGAACCCAACGATGTTGAATCCGATGATCTTCCCGTAGGAATTGACCTGGTAGCGGACCTTGTCCCAGAACTTGGTCAGCATAGAGACCTCATCCCGCGTATCGAACTCCGTCTCCTCGTCCTCGCTGTCGATGTAGCCGATGGCGCAGACCTCAGAGAGGGTGGCGTCGAGAGCAGCCTTGCTCATCACCTCGTTCTCGTGCTCAGCCTCCTTGGCGGCGATCTTGTCAGGATCCTTGTAGTTGGAGGGAGCCTTGAAGGAGGGAAGGATGCCTCTCTTCTTGATGTCGTCCAAAGCCAGTGGACGAGTCTCGATGTCAAAAATCAGAAAGCCTTTGTTCATTATAGGGTTGGCCCCCTTTACCCAGGGGCCGTGAGCTTTCGCAGGGTTCCACACTCACACAGTACCTAACCAAAGGTCGTCAAAATGGGACATCATCGTCCGCAGTCTCGCTTGGACGAGTCGGTGCAGCCGTCTCAAACGATTCACCAGCGGAAGGCTCAGTGGATTCCACAACAACAGGGGCCGGGGAATCAACCTTGCTGCTTCGGAAGTAATCGTCGAGGTAAGACTGGAGGCGCTTGTCGAGTTCGACAGCCGCTTCGTGGGTGGCCGGAGTGAGATCCACCAGCCTGAACTGGGGAACCTTGAACACAACGCTGCCCTTCTTGCCTTCCTTGAAGGATCCGACAGTGATGGCCTTCTTGTATAGGTCGTCACCGGAGGCTTTACGGAACTCGAACCACGCACTGAGAGCAGCACCACCGAGTTGGATGGAGGCGATCTGAAGCGAGGATCCGATCTTCGCTCCGATGTAGAGGTTGGCTACATAGTGACCACCAGAGGCAGCAACCTTGTCCTTGATCGTGGCATAGAGGCCATTGGCCAACTCACCACCCTTGAAGGAACGGACAACAAGGGGTTCCAGGCGCATGTTCCGGACCTCGTTCGAGGAGATGCCCGATTCAGAGGCGTCATGCCAACCCTTGATCGTAGATAGCTCATCGAGAAGGACGAACTGGAATGGAAGCGGGACAGCAACCTTCGCCTTGGCTTCCTTGTCGTAGTGAGAGAACTCACCGAGTTTACCGCTCCACTCGAACCATCGAACGGAGGGATTCTTCTTAGTTTCTGTGGGATTTGATCGACTCATAGTATGCTCCTTGATTGGAGTGGAATGAAGGTATTGACTTGACTCTAGACTGTCAACACCCATTTTCCGAAGCAGCGTGAGTGCCTTAAAAAACCATCAGCAAGTCATTGAGTCTAACCCACATCTGACAACGACGGAGCTAGGTAAACAGCTGGGTGTGAGTGCTTCAACGGTGTGGCGGGTGAGGAAGACTCTTGGCCTGGATTCCAACGGCAAGCGGGGCACCCAGCGTAAGGATCGTTCCTCCTGGGATTGGTCCATGAAGAACGTGGAACTGGCCAAGCTTCATGGGTTGAGCCGGCAAAGGATCAGTATCCTCAGAAAATTCTATGGGAAGGCGTCGCCATCTGTTAAGAAGGGCGCCCGCAATGAACGCCGCAATCGAACAGAACCCAGTGGAATTTCAGATTCAGGACAAGCTCAACCAGATCGAGGATCTCATCTGGCAGATGAAGCAGGCTCAGTCGAAGCGTCAGGTGGTGCAGCCTTGGGATAGTCGGCCTAAGCCGGTCCTCTCTCACCCCCTGCTAAAGGAAAAAGCCAGCTGACCCTGAGCCAAATTTTATTTAGGCCCACCACAGGAGTTGAGTCAGCTGGCTCGGCCACCACTCAGTGGCCTAAACTCGTGCCTCTAGGACGTAGGCAAATGGATGCGGCTCTACTGGCTTAAAGCCCAGTGATCCGTAGAAGGTCCTCAACTGAGCGTCTTTGAGGCCGTCGTGTTCGGTCTGATCCGAGAAGGAATCGATCTCGATGAAGACCTTCTTGGATGGCTTGTAGTTGATCGCCTCCTGGATCAAATCCCGACCATGGCCTTTATGGCGGTGAGAGGGATCCACATAGACAGAAGTCAGTCGGATCCAGTGGTCGGTCTCCGTCATGATCAGCCCAGCCACAATCTCATTACCGTCGTAGCGGGTGACGCTAAAGAGGACCTTGCTATCGAAGATGTGGAGGGCGGTGATCATTTCAGTTCCTGAAGCAGGGTAACAAAGGCTTTGTGAGCTGTCGCTGGTACAACTCCATTACCTAGAAGCCTCAACTCATCTGTCCTATTGTCACAGGAGACGTACAACTGGGCATAGTCCACCCCATTGGAAGTCCCATCAAAGTCTCCACCCAGCGGGCGTTGAGTGATCCTCGGCGGTTCCCATGAGAACTGAGGTTGTCCTGGGTTACTGGGCCACATCGATGGACTGCTGTCCCCAGATTCGGCGTCGTCCTCATTCCCTGAGTCGCTCCTGAATCCTTCCAGTCCCGTGCATTTGCGGTGGGCCAGAATGAACACCCGCTTCCTTGAGTGCGGCGCCCCGACTTCAGCCGCTGAGAATATGCCCCACGTCGCCCTGTAACCCATTGTTGCCAGGTCTTCGATGACGTTGGACAGCCCCAAAGTGATATGTCCTTCGACATTCTCAAAGAAGCAGACCCTTGGTCGCATGGCAGCAATTCCATCTGCGATGAATGGCCAGAGGTGACGGGGATCTCGCTCTCCCCTACGCCTACCGGAGGTGCTGAATGGCTGACAGGGGTAACCCCCAGAGAGGATGTCCACCACTCCTCGAAAATACCCCCATGGGAAGGTCTTAAGATCCGTCCAGATAGGTGCCGGGTCCAACTGTCCCGACTCCATTTTAGACACCAGGTTCGCACAGGCAAAGGCTTCGATCTCACTAAAAGCCACCGTGCGCAGGCTCGGGATTGCTCGCTTGAGTCCGAGATCAATGCCTCCGTACCCAGCGCAGAGACTGACGTGTGTAACTGTTTTGGTAGTATCCACATCAGTTGAGCGATGGATCTCCGTAGTCAGTGGTCAGCCGGGTGATGGCGCGCTGAACCTCCCGGATCAGATCATTCAGCGCCTCCTTCGACTTCAACTCTGAGGTCTCGTCAACAGCATCTTGCTGAGCCTGGATCAAGGCAGCCGCCCCAACGTAGAACGCACGCTCCATCGCGTGGCGAGTCTCCGGGTTGATGTTAGGGTACACGCTCTCGAGGAAGTTCTCTAGGAGCGGCGTCAATGCATTCATTGCGGAAGAGGCTAGGGGAGAGGATGAGGAGGCGTCAAGGGCCAATGCATCAGAGTATTGACAGGAGCTAGACGGAGGCAAAGGCACCTAGGGAGAAGAGAGAGAAGGCAATGTTACACAGAAGCACAGAGACACAGAGACCCAGAGGCGCAGATACCCAAGATATCCCTGGAGGCGGTGCTGGGGAGCAGGCTAAGAGCCAAGGCTAAAGGAGGAGGGGGGACAAATGAGGGGGAGGCGATGTCCCCTGGGGTTGGCATGAGAGGAGGGCTGAGAGGAGGAGGCTAAGAGGGGGAGCTGCAAGGGGAGAGCTTTTTGTAGGGGGGAAAATTTTTGAGAGGGGTACCCGTCACAGTCACCCCCGCGAAAAGGGGCCCCGGCCGCCCTTTCTCAGCCTCGCCCCAAAAAAAAGATTCTTAGCCCGGCCCGCCGGCGAATTTCATGGGCTTGACCCCCTACTTTATCGTCACAGTGTCACCAATTGGATACAACTGCTATTGTGGCGAGCTTGCGTGAGCGGTTTCCGGCACAGTCTCGACATCAATCACCGGGCACGAGATGGTGGGCGCCGATACGCTGAACACCGACACGGGCGAGCCGGCGGGCGAGTCTAGTCCGAATGTACGGCGGGCGATTCGGTCCACGGTCTCGAGGCTACTGGAAAGAGTTTTTACCTCCTCAGCCTCTAGTCTCCCGTCCGCCATTGCGTCGATGTGGCTTTGCAATTTGTCGCTTGTCGTCAACACCCGTTGAAACCACGCATTCAACTTCTCCTTAATGGCGTTGTTTATAGCCGGCGCTTGTTCCATGACGGCTTTCTCGATGCTCTTTTCCACGGCCTTCTGGGCTAGTTCCTTTGGATCCACCGTTGCAATCTTGCCTTTGAGCACGGCCTCCCGCTTTGGCCATCGATGCCGGTTAGCTTGACTGTATATTGTCATTTCCTTCACGCCGTGCTCTTTGGCGATTTGTGCTACCGGTATACCCCTAGACCACGCCCTCCGGATGGGCGCCCAGTCGATGGTCCCTTTGGCTTTCTTCCCCTCCTGTTTTGGCCTCTCCTGTTTTTGCTCTGCCTCCGTGCAGCTCGTGTCAACAGTCTGTTCCATGTCCTCCGTTTGCATTCGTCAACGGTCTAGTTCACGAGCGTCAACGCAAGAAAAAAAACTGTTGTCTCGAGCCCTGTTTACGGGCCTCCGGTGCTCCTGTTCCCTCTCCGCTGAAAAAAGTCTGTTGACGGGATCAGTCTAGTCGTGCAATCGTCATGACGTCGGCGGGACATCCGCTCGGCCCCTCCGGAGGGTTTCCGGTCAACTAGCTCACACTCATGAACAACTGGTTCTCCACCATCATCGACGCTCTAGGTCTGCTCCTGTTTTTGGTTCTGTTCACTCTCGTCCTCATCCTCCTCTGATCCCATGACCACACAATACATTCCCACCCGCCTCAACCGCTGGGCCCGTCCTTCCAACTATTCCGGAGCCAACTGGTCTCGTTATTTCGTCGCTCCTGTTTTGATCAATCGCGATTCCGGAACCATTGATCGAGCAAACTACGGCACGCAGTGGGCGGCGCTATCCGAAATGCAATCGGATGTCGACTCGGAGGATACCTATTCCCCTCAGCGCGTCCGTGAGAATCACTGGGCCGTCGGCTGGGTTGAGTGGGTAGCCATCCATGAGGACAACGTTGACGCTCTCCGCGAGGCAGATGATATGGCGGAAGCTCTCGAGACTCACACTGTGCTCGACGATGAGGCGTTACTCCAGCTGGAGTGCGACGAATATCTGGAGGGATGGGAATCCTATGCGTGCCGCGAATTCGTGCGAGGAATCGCCTCAAAGTTGAACCTCTCTGAGGACACTGTCGATTCCCTCATGGACTCCTCCTCTACGCTCGACTATTTCGAGCGGCTCCTACCGTCCGGAGAGCGCTTCCTCCGCGAGGGATGCGGTCTGTCCATCCGCACTCGCGACGCCGTCCGTAATGCGACAATCGCAAACTTCCGCTCCTGTTTTGGAAATATCTAATCCATCCCGCCCATGACCAAGCCACTCCCTCCGTTCACTCCTAAGCCGCTCGCAGAGTGCTCGTTTTATGCTCTCCAATACATCCTTGGAGCCGACGGCCGCTATCGGATTGAAGTTCTCCCGGTCCGCCGTAATCCAGACTGGCAGCTGCTGGGCTTTTTCCCTCCGGATAGGCTCGCTCCTGTTTTTGGAGATTCGTTGGCATCCCAAATCCTCTCCGGATCCGGTGATACCTACCGCTGGTCTCGATTCACCGCGATCGAACCGTCCACCTGTTTTGCAGTTAACCTCTAATACCCACACTCCATGACCAAAAACGAAGAGCTATCCATCCTCCGCGACGCAATCGCACGCCTTGGGCCCGACTCCTATCTCGGCCCTTGGCTGGAGGATCAACTCCCGTGGATCGAATCGGACATGCGCTCCGACATCCCTCCTATGTCCTCCTATTCTCAGTGCCGCGCCGTTCGAGCTGAGGAGCTTGAGGAGAACCGCAAGCGCATTGCCGACATGGAGTCCGAAGCGAAAATCCGGATTGGACATCTCGAGGACCGCATCGTGCGGACGTATTGTTCCGCATCCTCCTATCTCCGACGATTAGCCTCGGAATTGGAACGTTGAATCCCCCGCCTCATCCTCCGGGGCTATCCTCGGGGGATGCACGGGTGATTTAACCCACAACACACAAGTTCCCATGACCTATCAAGCCATACTCTCAAAATACATCCCCGCCACTAACACCCGCGGTTCCCGTATCAAAGCATGGTGCGAGCGCGGTTCCATTACCATCCCATACCCTCATGAGCTCACCGGCGCCGATTGCCACCGTGCCGCCGTGGACGCTTTGCTCTCCAAATTCCGCGACGAGGACGGCGTCTACTGCTCCTGGTCTAAGCCATACGTCACTGGCGGGACTGCCGACGGATACGCCCACGTCTTTGTTGATTAATCCGTCGCGCCTAATTCTGAGCCTCTCCCCATGACATTCCACGTCGTTACCTATCCAAAAACGCGAACGGCCTTTGCCTTCATCGGTTTTCGCCTCATTCGTTCCTTCCACCCCTGGGAAAACCCCGATGATCCACCCAAAGCCTGGCGCCAAGCCATATGCCCAGAGGAATGGGCCGGAAGAGTCATGGCCAAGGGGCACACTGTAGACCTGTCGCGCTACGATAGATCGGCTTGGCTGGAATGATCCTCCCACCACAGCCCCTGGCGCATGTCGGGGGTTGCATGGGACGATCAATCCCTCGCGCCTGATTCCGGGAGCGGTCCTAATGAAAAAACCATGACTAAAAACAAGATCGGGCAGGCTTTTGTATCGGCCTGCAAAAAAATCGGGGGCTTTCAGGAGTCTGTTCTCCACAAAATTGCCGATTTGACAATCGGCACAATACACAATCGTCATGACAAACACTGGGGGTTTGTGAACCGATGGAAATTCTTCAGCGGCCACACCCCGGGAACCGGGGGCCGATTTTGGTCCGGCAGTTTGCGGGCGTTTGGTTGGCGGTTGGAATACCAGGAAGGGTGGGGAGATCCCGGAACCTGGAAATTCTACAAAATTTCCCGCGCCTGATTCCTGGTGCGGAACCTAAATGAAAAAACCATGAGCACGTCTACCATCTATCGCCGTCTAGCACGTCTTCGCGCTAACCTCCGGGAGGTTGATTCCCAGTTGGAATCCATAGAACCAGCCATGTTTATGGCATCCGTTGCGCTGACCTATGGGCTGACCACCCGGGGAAATCTCATGCGCCAAATCTGGGCCCTCGAGGAACGGCTGGAGCAGACCCGCCTGTCCAATCGCGAACCCATCGCCATCTAATCCCCCGCGCCCAATTCCATGAAATGCTACGATCTCTCCCCTGAGGAATTGACCGACTCTCCCCTCGCCCGCCTGGCAGTGGATGTTGGCTACCCCAGTTTGACCACGCTCCTCAACCACAACGGCTGGTGGAGTCTTACTGTCACCGAAGTACTAGACCTCATCGGAAAACTCACCTCCGAAGACTAATCCCCCGCGCCCAATTCCCCATGACCCCCTCCGAGATGGTCCCTGTCTGGGTTGGTATGGCCAAATTCTCGGCCCTATGGCTGGCAGTCGGAGCGATACCGCTGCTAACGTGCCAGTTTTCTCGCGAGGTGGGGGACAAGTTCCTCCTATGGTTTGTCCTCCCTGGGACAGCCGGATGCGCTGTCTCCTATCTCATGCTTCTGATAATCTAACGCGCCCAATTCTGCGCGAATGACCCTCCGACGGCCTGTGCTGCGGGCCGTTTGGGGATCGTTTGTGATCCACTAACTGACTCAACGTCTCACCATGGAAACAGTAACCAATCCCACGCACATCCCCAAATTCCCTAAGCCATACGCTAAGTGGAAGCCCATGCTCCTTGCCCTGGAGGTTAACCAATACATCCGGGTCTCAGGCGAATGGAAGGAGAACACCCTTCGCCAGGCTTGCCTGCGCTCGTCGATCAACGGTCGTCGTTACAGGCTGCACAAGGAAGGCGCCGAGATCCAACTCTGGAGGATGCAATGAAAACAGCATTAGACAACGCCACCTTAGATGAAATGGAAGCCCGGGGTGGATCCTTCATCAAAGCTCTCGCGCGAGCTGCTAGGTACGCTGACGACGACAACTTGTCGCGCATCAAGTCAGTCTGGTTCTACGAGTGGATGTACTACCAGAAAATGATTCCAAACCTACGCGTGCGATTCCAGGAGGCTCAATGATTGTCGTTATCCGAGAGGTGGCTCGATCATTTGGCGTCACCGAAGACCAGCTGTTGGGGAATCAGAGGTGGCATCCATTGGCGACGGCCCGTCATGTAGCCATGGCCCTATGCCTAGAATTCTACCCAATGGAATCGACAATCAGCGTGGCTAGGTACTTCAGGCGGCACCGCTCGATGTGCGTCCATGCAATCAAGAAGGTCGACGCCATCTATCACACCAACGCGGAGGTCTACTTCATTGTCGGAAACCTTCGCGCGAGACTGAGAAAAAAGATTGACAGGAAGCAGCGCAGAGCCCAATCCTACGCGCATGGCAACTAGAACTTGCCCATACTCCAACGATTTTGCTCCACGCGAGCACCAGAGGTGGCCTGGTGTTCGGGCTGATAGCACGCCAGTGCAATCAGGTTCTAACGGGGCGCCACCCTACCCATTTTCAGTGAACCCAGACGTTCTCTAGGATCACTAAACGCCCCCTTGGCGAGGGGAGATGCGGCTGGTAGCCACCAAGACCAGCAACGGCAGGGCTGACGAGAGTCCCGACAGGCCGTGGAAGGGACCGGGAAACCGGTTAAGCTGTCGGATCAAAAACTGAGGGATCAAACAGTCTTTGAGAGTTGATAAATGCCTCTTGCTTACACCTCCATACCTATGGGGGGTAAGGGGGGCTTTGCCCAAGGGATATGGTCAATCTTTGAATGAGAGTTGATAAAGGAAGAAGGTAAGAAGAAGGGTAAAAGGATACGCTTAAAGGATAAGCTAAAGAGGAAAGCCAAAGGAATGGACTATAGAAGTGAAGTGGTAAAGGTGGTGTATCAGCTCTGCTCCAAGTGCAAGGACTGTAAGATCATCCCCGAAGGTTGGTATCAGAGCACCTCCCAGGAAGAGGTCGTCCTTACAAAGCAACTGGTCGATCAGCTTCGCACCAACGGCAGTTTTACCACCGCCACAATCGTTGCTCTTGGCCTTCCTAACAGACCGCCCAAAGGCTGGGCCCAGGCTCTGATCGGTACAAAGATGCCTCGCCACGTCTACGAAAGCGCCCTCGCTGGTGTCGGCAAATACTCGAATTTCACGCTGAAAAACCACAAACAAAATGACTGATCCAACGCTTGCAAACATAGGGTTGACAAGAGACCAGGTGATCGCCTACTTTGGGCGCGCTCCTAAGACTCCACCCCGTATCACGCCGCCGAAGATAGCTTCCTCGGCAGCACCTGAATCTGGGCCGGCTGTCAGGCGCTCCGCCCTTAAGCTCCGCTGCACTGGAATGACCTCTCTGCAGATCGCCCGGGAACTCCGGATCACGACTGCCACCGTTAACCGCATCCTCGAAGAACAAACCTTGCTCAAATGACTGCTAAGCAAAACCTGGTCGCGCGTTTCATGGACTCCTTTGGGCAGGAGTATCCCAAGGAACCCACCATGCCCAAGCCCCGCGTCATCACCCTCCGCTACGATTTGATCAAAGAGGAGGCCGATGAGCTTCTCTTCGCCGACACCTTGGTGGACTACCTCGATGCGATCTGCGACCTGCTGTACGTCGTGTACGGTGCAGCCAATGCCGCCGGCCTCAATGCTGTCCTCGTCGAGGCTGCATTCCTCGAAGTCCACCGGTCCAACATGTCCAAGTTGTGGACCCAGGCCGAGAAGGACGCCTACAAGGATGGTGACATGGAATGGACCCCGAGGTTCGACATGTGGATCGGTAAGCGGGACGGCAAGGTGATCAAGTCCCCAAGCTACTCTCCGGCGGATCTAGCACGATTCGTCGAAAGGAGGTGATAGACATGAAGAAGAAGAAGAAGGGTATGAAGAAGTACTAAGGTATAGATGTAGTTTCATGGTCCTGGGGCGCGCATAGGAACAACGCGCACTAACTAAAATGAAGCATCCCACACTCACTCCCACAGATCTCCCACCTCCGGATCCCCGGATAAATCAGCAGTATTTTAACGCTAAATACAGGGACTGGCTGAAGCGCAGAGGCCTCACTGATCCTTCATTCCGGGCTGAGCTGGAACAGATGGACAAGAACAACATTCGTAAACGCAACCGTACAGGAAAGAAATGAACACGCTCACACTCTGTAATGAACTAAGAGCCTTGGCCCAGGATCTCTCCGAGGCGCCATCCAAGCTCTTGATTGAAGCAGCGGACCGTCTGGAACTGCTCCAGATCGAGTCTGACGATTACCAAGCCATCTGTTCTAGGAAGCAGGAGGACGCCAACTTCTGGAGGCGTAAGCTGATTGAGGCTGCCAGGGGCATTGGTTCACTGAAACCGTCTGTTTTAGCAGTCGCTGAAATGGGGGAAAGGGCTGAACGATGAGTGATACACCTAAAACTGACGCACTGATCATCAACATCCTGGGAGTGGAGCTTCCATCCCGAGACTTGATCCGGCTCGCGCGAATGATGGAGCGTGAGCTTGCAATACGAGCCAGTGAAACGCCGCGCAAAAAAGCTGGAAGACCTCCCATCTCAGAACATATCCAAAAGAAGATCGCTCAGGCACCGCAATCGATCAATGATTCGGATCTGGCAAGGGCTCTTAAGGTTTCGATTCCAACAGTGTATCGATACAGGAGGATGCTTAATAAGGAGGCCGCATGACTGACCATATTGTTGACGCCACCAAAATGGTCTGCCCTCACTGCGGCCTACCTGCGGATCGCAACCAGAACGGGATCCAAGGGTACCGGTGCGGGTCGTCGTATGAGCCAAATTTCAGACCTCAGTGGGCTAGGAGCATGACCTGTCTGGAAATCGAGAACAAGAAGCTCAAGGGCGACTTGGATTTGTCATACTTTGGCGAGGGTGCGTTGATTGCGAACGTCCGGAATCTAAGGGCGCACATCAAGCGGCTGGAGGAGGCTGGGCAGGCGATGGCTGAGTTTATGGGTCGAGATGACTTGGTTTATACGAGAGACTTTTGCAAACAACTTGCTGATGAGTGGACAGCAGCCAAGGAGGCCAAGCCATGAGCGACACTCCGAGGACGGACGAACAGGAGCATTTCATCGACGGCGACAGAGGCATTGTTGATTCCGGTCTAGCAAGAAAACTGGAACGCGAACTCAACGCAGCGAATTCCATCATCCGCCAGCAACAGTTACTCGATGAGGAAAACCTCAGTCTAAGGCAACGCATCAAGCGGCTAGAGGACATCATCAAAAGGGCTGGTTACAAATTCTTTGAGGACGGCACAGATGGTCGGATTGCTGTCAACATGCTGACGATTCTGGATGAAGCGAGGGAGGCCAAGTCATGAGGTACAAGCTACAGATGCTTCCTAATTGCGGTCCAAGGGATGGCTTCTACATCGTCAAGCCGGACAAGAAGATGATTTTAGATATCAGTCCAGTGGTCATCGTTAAAGAACTCAACAAGCTGCTGAGAAGGATTAACGAGCTGGAGGATGATCTAATTTCGAAGGAGGCCAAGTCATGAACGATACACCTCCCAAGTGTAGCGAGCATCCCAGCAATCCTTTTATTCTGTCAGAAAACTAGGTACGAATCTCTCCATGAACGACCGTCAACGATCCATCCTCAAGAACGCCGGCGTCAGCGGCTTCAATCAGCCCAAGCGCACACCCTCTCACCCAACCAAGAGCCATGTGGTGGTGGCTAAGGTGGGTGACCAGGTGAAGACCATCCGCTTCGGCCAACAGGGCGTGTCTGGTAGCCCTAAGAGAGAGGGCGAATCCAGGGCAGACAAGGCTAGGAGAGAATCGTTCAAGGCTCGTCACGCCCAGAACATTGCCAAGGGCAAGATGAGTGCGGCATGGTGGGCCAATAAAATTAAGTGGTGAGAATGCAGGCTCTTAAACTGCCTCATAAAGTTTATCAGCGGCAAGATGGACGCTGGTGCAAGCCGTGTTCAACGTGCGGGGTTGAACAGGATTACTTGCGAAAAAACTACGCGATCCTGTCGTTTTTGGCCGGAAAAGAGTGCAAGGCGTGTAGCAATAAAAAAACCGAAAATTGCCACCGTGGAATGTTCAATAGCATTAGGCTTTCTTGGTTTGAAAAATTCAAGGTCGGCGCAAAAACTCGGCATCTTGATTGGGATCTAAACATTGAGGATGTATGGGAGATTTACGTCCGACAGAACGGCGTTTGCAATCTGTCAGGAATCCCGATTTCTTGGGCATTTGTTGGCCAAGCTCACACAGCATCGCTGGATCGAATTGATAGCAAAAAGGGTTATGTCCGTGGAAACGTCCAACTCTTGCACAAAGACGTTAACATGATGAAACAGGCATTTAGCCAAGAGCATTTCATTTCCATCTGCTCTGCGATTGCTAACAAAAACGTGAAGCAGTGAAGGCCCTGTCGATCTACATAGCCCTCTCTACAGCTGCCCTCTCACAGGTGGCCGTGGAGAACCTCCCGCTGCGCCTGGAGGCGCCCTTCTCGGCATCCTCCTATAAGTGGGAGCTAAAGGGCCAAGTCCTCCCCGGTGCCACCAACAAGGTCCTCATCGTGGAGCAACCCCAGGAGGCTGACGCTGGAGGCTACCGTGTGGAAGGCAATGGGAAGGCAGCTATCTTCAAGGTGCAGTGGGTCAGGGCCGTCAGGGTCTTCGTCAACAACACCGAGGTGAGAGGCGATAGGGTGGACATCCGTGGCCCTAGCCAGATCCGCCTAGTATCCTCCGTTGGGCCATTGCCGATCCGATTCACCCTCGATGGTTCAGAGCCCACATCCAAATCCTACCTCTACAAGACCCCGATCATGGTGACCAATGGTTGTGTTTTACGCACCTCCATCATCATCCCTGAGGGAGATTCCGTTAAGATCAACCGTAGCTATAAATGAGCGAAAAGATTGAACTCACAGACGCCGAGTACTTCGGCATGGCCTTCATCTACGTCCACAAGGAGACGAAGAAGGTGAAGATCCTCAACGTCGATGTGGCCAGGGATTGGTACAAGACCCCGGACGCCGACAAGTGGAATCACACTGCCACCATCAATACCCACCTGTATCTGGAGAGCCTGCTCAATGGGTCCAAATCAGAGCAGAACAAGAGCCTCAAGGGTCTCGTTGGTAAATGACTGAGGAGAAGCTCCGTAAGGCTATCCAGAAGCTCGAGGAACAAAGGGACCTGACGGAGGATCTACTCCTGGGCGCCCTCCTCATGCTCGACGAGCTAGGGGTCAAACCCAAGACGCACCAGCTTTTGGAGAAGGCCAAGAACCACCGACCCAAACGTACTGTTTACAAATGAAAACGAAAGCCGACGCCATCAAGCCACCTCACTACACAGCCTGCGCCATCCAGCCCATCGACTATATCTGGGCCAACAACCTCAACTTCTTGGAGGGGAATGTGGTTAAGTATGTGACTAGGCATAAGGCTAAAAATGGTAAAGAGGACCTGGAGAAGGCCCTCTATTACCTGCAAATGCTGATCGACCGTGAGTACGGGGTGAACCCGGACTAATACTCCGATTCAGACTCTTCCTCGTACTCGCCCTCGGCCTTCATGCCCATGGACTTCATGGTCTTGTCCATGTAGTCGAGGTGATCTTCCATGGCGTACTGCACGGCCATCTCCTCTTTGATGCCACGGGAGATGTTCTTCTTGGCGGCTTCTAGGACGCACTGACCCCAGTATTTGTCGCCGTACTGCTTTTCCAGTTCTTTGAGTTTCATGTGTTATTTAGAGAATCCGAAGGCTTGATTGAATGTGTTGATCAGTTGCTCAGGCAATGATGCGCGAGCCTCATCAGCCGCTTTTTCGATTTCTGTCAACATTGGAGCACCGACACCTGTAGCTGCACGCTGAGCTGTGGCTGTACTGATAGTCGGCTTCAGGCTTAGGACAGCCCTGGGAGTCTTAGCCAGTACTGAGAGGAAGTTCTGCATGGCAGCGTTACCAACCATGACATCGGTCAAAGCTCGGGCCTGAGTGACCTTCCAGACGAACTTGGCCATCTCAGAGGAATCTAGTTTACCTTGAGGCCCAGTCATCAGCACGCCGCGTTGCCACTTCATCAGATCTTGGGCCAGCTCAAGATCGTTAGGGCTCATGATCTCGCGAACGATCTGAAGTCGGTTCTTGTCACCGATCAGTTCATCTAGGCTGTTGGCAGTTTTGCTCGATGAGATGATGTGATCCACGAATACCTCAGCAGCCTTTTTGCTGACAGCCTGCCTAGTAGCCGGAGTCAGCTGAGCCATAGCGTCCCGCACTATAGCTGGGTTGTTGCTGCTGAGGACGAAGTTCCGGACGAACTCATCCTCGTTGATGTTGGGGTTGAGAGTGCGAGCGCGGGCTTGAGCGGTGATCTCGTTCTCGTACCTGCGAGCGCGATTAACCGAATCGTTTACATTCTTTATTACTTCACTCCTAAGATTCGGATCGCGAATCGCTAGACCTTCAGTGAATGCCTTATTGATAGCCTCTTGGTTTACTCCTCCGTAAACAGGAACAGTTCTACCAACAGACTGTGCTTTTGCCGCATCATCCAAAATACTTTGAAGATCATTTGCCATGAACTTTGATCCAGCAATGTCTTCACGAATAACGTCTGGTAGTTTGCGGAAGTTGTTAGCTAGGACCTGAGCGTTCTCAAAGTTTACTCCGTTAATCTCAATCGGTTTGATGTCGCGAAGTGAGTCAAACATTCCGCGACGAATTTGATCATATTGAGCTGGCGTAAGGGTTTTTCTAACAGCATCCAAAGCCTCAGGCTTAGATGCCAGTTCGGAAAAGAAATCCTCTGAGTTCTGGAATGAATTGCGCTCTCCTGGGTTTCTGAGTGCCTTTATTAGGATTGGATTAGCTTCAAGCGTGTCGAATTTATTCTTAGCAACAGCCTGGGCCTTCTTAAGGAGAGATTCAGTGTTTCCACCAACCTGACGGGCAGCAGCCAACTCATCAGCCTTTAGAGCCTCTCGCAACTTTGTCAGCTGAGCTTTTCCAAATCCTGGAGCAATCTCAGTGATTCCGCTAAATGCGTCGTCGATCTGCTGCCGAAGCCCAATAAGCTGGTTGACGTTCTGCGGACTCGAAGCGACCTCCTCCAAGTTCCTAGCCAGATTAGTTGCCTGATCGAACAGGGCTTTAGGCTCAGCAGTGGTGATTGTTACTGGAGGCGCACCAATGATCGGAGAGGGAATCGTCTTGGTCTTCTGAACCGTAGCCAGAGAAGACATCACTTCCTTGACTGCGGCCTGAAGATTGGTTGGAACGTATGTTGCAGTGGATCCACCAAGCCTAGCCATCTCGGCCTCAAAAGGCGCATAGGCCGCCGTCACGTTCTGGCTCAGACGATCAGCCTCAGCGCGGATTGAGTTCAGTGCAGCCGTGGCATTCTCAGCAGTGGTTCCGGTACGGGCAACACCAGGAATCGATGTCTGAAGCTGGATGTTTACAAGAGCCTCACCAACTCTTTGAGATCCAGCAATCTCACCAGCCAGTTTCTGAGAAGCCAATTCTGAAGCCGTTGCCAACTCACTTTCCGCAGCCATAGACGCACCAGCCGGAGCCTGACCAATGGCCTGTCTAACACGACCTGGAACAGCCTGCTGCGCGGCAAGCTCTCCGCTTCCAGCAGGGAACTCTCCAGGAAAATTACGTCCGGTCTGTTGGGCGGTAGTAAGAGGTGCTTGGCCTTGACCTACGACACCTTCTAAGCGGCGACCAGCTTCCTTGGCAGCGCGTCCAATTTGCTCCTCTTGAGTGAGTGCCCTAACAGGTCTGGAAGCGAATCCAGAGACGCCTCCAGCAACGCCACCAACAGCTCCTGGCAGATAGGTGGATAGACTAAACGCAGAGTCAGTGATTTCCTTCTGAGTCGGGAAGCGGCCTTCACTTAGAGCCGTATCGAATACATCTGCTAAAGCAGACATGCTTTGAGAAACAAAGGCCTGTTTCACCGCGTTAACAGCTGCCGACTTTAGCGGGCCTCCAAGTCCTTGAAGGACGTTGAATGGAGTGGCTCCAAGAACAGCAGAAGAAGCTACTTCTCCTGGCTGAATAGCCTCACGTTTTCCCATGCCAACTTCAGCTGCTTGAGCAGCAAGTTCTCCGCCTCCGGTAGCGGCACCCATGGTTCCAGCTGCAATCAGCGCACCGCCAAGAGTAGTGGCTGGAGCAGTTGCTAAACCGGCGACCGCAGCTGGACCATAGCGAAGGATTTGCGCTTCAGTTCCTGGAGGCGCTTGTTCCCCCATGGCGACGCCAACTGGAAGAGCGCCGCCTCCGGGCCCAGCAAGGCTTCTGGAAAGAATCGATCTAGTAGCCTCATCAGTGCGCGGCGTCAGCGATGGCTGCTGGGCGGGCGCCTGAGGCTGGGCAGGCTGACTCTGCTTCAGCATCTGATCCTCCCTCATGCGGAGATTGCCGAATGAGGCCTCAGAATTGGATGGCTGTTGATACTGGCGAACAGCTTGAAGGATCTGATCCTGAGTAGGCTGGGAATCAGACTCCAATTCAATGCGTTGGCGCTTTCCGTCCAACTCAAGATCGACAGCAAATCTAGGCATTATGGTAGAGGAGTGATTCCGAGGATTTTGATTCCGGAAGGTGCTGGCTGAGACTGGCCAGTGGGTATCTGGGCGCCTTGGCCAGTGGCACCACCAACGCCCTGATAGGCAGAGGCCCAACGCTTCTTGATGTCGATCGGAAGAAGGGGGCTCAGCTTGTACTGATTGACAGAGTATCCAAGAGAATCGCTTAGGTTGTCTCGGAATCCCCTAAGTGAATCAGCGTAGTTGGCGAATGTCGGGTCGCTGATGATGTCTTTGAAGGCCGCCGTTTCGTTAGCCGTCAGCGCGGTTCCAAACTGGTCACGCCTATACCCCTGAATGACCTGGCTGACCTTTTGGAATATCCTGTTCGCCTCCTTGCTGGCTTCAGGAACATCTTGTCGATTGATGGTGATGTTCTGAAACTTAAGGCGTCTAGCATCGAACGGTCCGACGTAATCGTCGAACGCTCCTTTGCCGTACTTGCGATCAAACTTCTCGATCTCGTTGGCAGCCTGATCAAGAAGGACAAACGATTTGTCCTCAGACTTCACATTGTTGATCTGAGTCCTGTCAGCGGTCATTGCGCCGCCACCCGTAGAGATCTTTGACCAAAACTCCTCCACATCAGTCTGCGTGTACGGAATGCCTTCACGCTTCAATGACGAGAGCTGTGAAATGAGCGCATCAGCGTTCATCTTCACCTTTCCAGAATAGGCGCCCTGAGCGTTGTCACGAAGCATCTTCAGCGCCTCAATCTCATTCAGCCCTTGGCCCATGAGGTTGGTGACCTCGTCCCAAGTGGCTTGAGATGTGTTTCGGTCGTTGAACAGCATCCTAGTTTCAGCGACCTGCTTCCTGCCTTCGATCAAGTCCTTATACTTCCTCTCCTCGAAAGCCATCTTATCAGCAGTATCGAACTGCCGTCTCATACCTTGGTCCCACTGGGATCCAGCTAGAGATGGGTTGCGCTTAACAAAGTCCAGATAGATCGCACGATTTTCAGGAGATGTCCACCCGCCCTGTGAACGGTTGATTCCAGACTCCAAGTTCAACGCCTCCGCCATGGACGCATTGACCTCGTTCTGTCGATTCAACGCACTAAGCTGCTGCTGATTCTGAAGGAGTTGAGAAGTAGTGTTAGCGCGGTTCAGCTCCATCTGAGCATCACGCATCGGCTTCATTTCCTCATACTGCCGCTTCTGCTCTTGGAAGCGCAGCCCTTCGAGGATGTTGCGTCCCATCTGCTGCCCAAGCTGGGCCTCAGCGATGCGACTCTCAGTGATCCAGCTGGGAAACTGTGCGTTGATAGCCATAGGTCGTGATTAGAATCCAGGTCCGAGACGATCAGTTCCAGCAGGAACAGCTCCGGGCGGCTGAGAAGGAGTCGAACCCAATCCCGGGAAACTACCCATGGACCCGAGGCTCTGTCCAAACTGATTGAGGCCTTGACCCACAATCGTCTGCCAAGACTGCGCCGCAGACAGCTGCCGTTGCAACCACTCAGCCTGGTATTGATTAGCGCGGTTCTGAGCCGTCACCTGAAGCTGCTGCGCCGGGGAGACGAACATGTTCGATACATCGAACTGAGGTGCGGTGAGGTTCTGCCGAGCGTTGGCCAGAAACTGATTGCTCTGCTGCACGCCCTGATTCATCAGCTGCAACGAGGTCAGACCCAGATCGCGTGCAGTGAGGTTGCGTCCAAACTGACTACCCGAAACACCACTGGATACAGCCCGAGATGCGCTGGCCCGTTGGATGGCACGCTGCACATCCTCAGGGATCTGGCCGGCAAGGTTGGCTTGGATGTTGGCAGAGGTCTGCCCGACCATGTTCTCGAAGCCAGGGACGGCGGCTTGGAGCGACCTAAGCAGCCGCTCTTGAGCGCCCTCATTGACGCGAGTGGCCAGCTCCTCGGCTTGACCCAGCACACCAAGATTGGCGGCTGTGGCACGCTGAAGCTCTTCGCCCGTATCGATGGGCTTATAGCCCGGGGCATTGAGCTTCTTCTTTATCAGGTTGCCGATGGTTGAGATACCGGCACCTACGCCCGCTGATGCTATTCCAGCCCAAGCCATAATTAGTAGAGGACCGGAATGGATCCGGCGCCAAAGTTACGATAGTCGATACGCAAAGGTTCTACCACGCCGTTCCCGATGTAGTGGGACACTTCGCGGTCCAAGATCTGGTAAGCCTTGGCCTCATGGCCGGATGCAAGTTGCATCTGATTCTGACGGTAGAGCTTGATGGCCTGCATCATCGACGAGAGAGCAGGGATGTTGGCAATCAAAAGGAAGTCGTTGTCGTTCTCAACTGGGATGAACTCCTGACGGTACATCACAGTGACCTGCTTGGTGCAGTCATCCGGGATTCCTCCGATCAAGGACTTGCGATAGACAGGACGAGTCTCATCCCACTCATACATCCCGATCTTCTGCGATGAGCCGGTGATCAGGTTGTAGTCATAGAGGTTCACATACCCATTGGTCTTGGGCTTGATGATCTCAGTAATGCCACTTAGAGCGAACTGGATCTGGCCAGTATAGGGAGCATTGGGGCTGATGGGAATCGGCACCCACACGCCATCACGCCACGAACCGCTCGAGTCTTGAGTGCGGATCCAGTTGCCCTGGCAGTCGTAGCCAAGGAATCCCATCAGTTGGCCAGAAGACTCAGCTTTCTGAGTGCCAAGCCTAATGGTGTGACCATGACGGATGTCCTTGAAGGTGACGCCAGTACCACGATCGAACATCTGGTGCTCGCACTTGGCATCACAGCAACGGACGCCGTAGCCAGATTCAAGGAACTCGAACCACTCATTGCGGATCGTCATCGGAGTGCCGCACAGGGCGATCGACTCGATGTTGGCGACCTCACGAGGCCAGGTAACGCAACCATTGGTCACGTTGATGGCCAGCTTGTGATTCACATCCCACCAACGGTCAGGCCCCATGAGGAGCCTTTGGGTGGCCTCATTGAGGAGCTGGACAAAGGCCGGGCTGCACGCCGGGACGCCCAGAGTGGATACATCAATCTGTGATTTGGCGTCTCCTAGAGTGGCCTTCATGCGGCGACGAGTTTAGATGCAACGAACACAATGCTCCACTTGGTTGGGTCTGCCAAAATCAGACCACCAGTGGATTTGTGTAGCAGGTAGAAAAATTGATAGGTCGAAGTTACGGACACCAGCTTCAGCTTTGTGGTGTCAGAGCAAAGTGAAAGAGCTGGAAACTCTTGATTGGAGCCACCGGCTTCGGCTTGTGACCAATGAACTCTATCACCAACAGCGTATCCAAGATCAACAGATGCGCCGCCACCAAGGGCAGCGTTTTGACATACTAGATAACAATCGTAGTACGTCGGCATTCCGGTAAGGCCGTGAGACCACTCTTGAGCACTGCCCTGTGCTGGGACTGAAAATGTGGGAGATTCGGAATGGTATGTGACGTAGGAATTAGCCGGAGGGATATACCTTGGATTCAGCAGCTGAAAGTTTGTTCCATCGTAGATGAACGCACAGATCATCCCAGCCTGGATGTTCCCAACAGATAGGGTCTGAGATCCGTAGACCTTGACCGGAGTCGCAACCAAGCCATCAAGTTCAATGGTTACTGTGGTGGCGCTATTCGCATTGGCCACCTTGATGATCAGCAGACGGCCAACAATGTCAGACAGAGCAGTAACATTGTCTCCAGCAATAGAGCTGTTGATCTCAATTGCGTTGGTCGTGCCAATGTCGTTGAAGTAATACTGCTCTTCGTCTACGCGCTCCCAAGATCCGGTTGATGAATCATAGGATCGGATAGCCAATACATGATTATTAACATCAACCTGAAACCAGATCTTGTCGTTATCGGCAGGAGTTGGAGTCGTCTGCTGAACAATGATCTGAGATGCCGACGTGGGTAGAGTGACCCGCATCGCCGCAGCGAAGGCGTTGACGGTGGCCTGCCAGGACGTGGGACAGAACCCATCGGGGAGGTTCTGTGCCGTTGGGATTAGGATTGAGTTAGGCATTGGAGCAGGCTTCGCACTCGTTCTGTACTAGATTCGTTGTGTCGCAATCAGGATCGATTTCACCAAACTCATTCTCAAAGCGTTCATCGGCTAGGACGCGCAACTTTCGCATTTTGAGGTGGCCTGTCAGCTTCAATCTAACCTGAAACTCATATCCGCTAGTAGACGGATAAGGAAGTGATCCACAAACAGTAGATGGATCTATTTCGGGTTCTGGCAATGCGACACGGGTTTTGACAGGAGGCTTGCTAAATAAGGTGGGCAGACATCCAGATGCGCGGTTCGGTATGCTCTTACAAACATCAAAGTTCTGAGCCCATCTAGCCCAAGGACTCCAGCATCCCTTTACATCGCTCTTGTAGAAGGCGTCTATGGCAACATTGCCAGAGAGTTCGCTCATCCACATCTCAGCACTCTTGAGCAGCTTGAGCGTCAGAGGCAGATCGAACTGATAGCTCTTGGTGACCAGCTCCCACTCAATGTCATTACCGTCATCAGTCCACTCGTCACGGGTGATCTCCCAGATGCCGATGTAGTCGTTGTCGTCGAGGCCGATAACAAAGGCTCTAATCCCGTCAATGTTCTGGACGGTGACCAGCTGAAGCACCCTATCGGTCAATACCCACTTACCATCCCAAGCGGGAGGAACCTTCTCCTTGATCGTCGAGACCAAATCAAAGTCCAGCGCCACGCAACTCCTCCACACCACGCCTCGCTCAGTAGCTACAGGATTTGTTGTGGTGATAAGGCGGTTGTCGAAGTTGATGGAGCTGGACCAATAGAGCAGGCCACGATCGTCATGGCTCATGATCGGTTCCACCTCACGGCTGACAGGCGTGTTGGCCCAGGTGTTCCAATCGCGCCGGGCAAAATAGAACGAACGGATGCCGTCAGTGGACCGGAAAAAGAGATCTCCGTTTACCTGTGTAATCGATTCGTGGGACTCAGACCCATTACGAAGCAGGGCAAACCTCTGGATGGGCTGCTGGAGGTTCTGCCATTGAGTCCGGTCTGTCGGAGCGTCGAACTCAAACACGCCATTGGCAGTGAAGACCATCAGTGATCCTTCACCGGAGGCTGTGTCGGTCTTAGCGGAGAACGATAGGCCAGTCACATCTCCAGCCTGCCAAGGAACAGTGAATGCTCCGCCCTCTGCGATTACATCATTATCTGTAAATCGTAGAACATTAGCCGTACCAAAAGCGGGGTCTCCGTAGATGATGTCACCGCCAATGAAATCTCTACCCCGGCCAACCCAAAGGCGACCAAGGCCATAAGCCATAGGGCCGCCTGTTGGCACCTCGTTTCGGTAGGCCCTGCGGACTCCTGCGCCGTCCCAGATGATCGGTTTGCTCTGTCCATCTTGGATGATCTGATACTGATCGGCCTGTACGAACCAAGCCTTACGCAACACTGGCGAGTTGTCGTTTACACCTGTACCCAGTGACAGCTTGGTCGCAGTGATGGTCGAGGATCCCAATGGGATGGAGATCATCTCACCACTTATTGATAGGGTGATGTACAGCGAACCGTCTAGGGCGACGTACCCACCAGCGCCTTGGAACAAGCCCCCAGAGAACAGCGCCTCAACAGCTGGGTTCTGATAGGCGAGGTTGATGCGACTGACTCCAGGGCGAGGCTTAGGGATGCCGCCTCGAAAGCTCGTATTGGTTGCCTCCGCCATCATGTTGGCAGGCAGAAGACTTGGGTCGCGCCCAGAGTCCACGCCTCCTTCACATGAGAGGAAGCCGTCCTGCTTGCCGTTGGGTGTGGCGGTTTCGGTGATCATGGAGCAACCTTGAGCGTCCCGGCGTCATTCCAGAGAGTGCCAGAAGGAAGGCCGGCTGCGGATGTCGGAAGAGTGGTGACCGTGATCCAAGTGTTGGTTCCGTTAGGAGTTGATATTTTCAAACGACCACCGGCTGAACTAATCCACACGTCCTTCTGTTGAGGCGTTCCGAAATAGACTGACCCAGAAGGCGCTCCATAAGGATTGGTCGTAGCGCCACCGTTGTAGCCAAACGAAGCATACGCGGCTCCCGTAGCCAACAATGCTATGGTGGTGTCTTGATTGCTTGGATTCTCAACTATCAGACCACCAAGATCCTTTGTATAAAGACCGTGAGTCGGTAGAGGAGCCACACCAAGTCCAAGTCGTCCAGAGATGGTGACAGTGTTTGCTGTGAAATCACCTCCAATCAGGGGAGTACCCGGTGCATTGTCGATGTAGAGCTTATTGTTTTCAGTAGTTAATGAACTTGGTCCAGCATTGAATCCAAGATAAACATTACGCTCACTGCTGCTTGACGAATAGTATCCAGCTCCTTGACCGATTGCGGTGTTATAAAATCCAGTCGTATTATTGTATAGAGAGCTTTCTCCAATAGCAGTGTTTCCGTCCCCTGAAATAAAGCTATTTAAGCTGTGAACACCCAAGGCGACATTGAAGTTTCCATTTGTGGCCGGGTACATTGAAAACGTACCAGCTGCAAAATTGTTTCTTCCATCATACATGCTGTACATCGCAGCACGTCCAATAGCGATGTTGTTGTGTGCACCCGTGTTGTAGCTGGGATCAGATGGATTTGACGATCCAACTGTTGCCGCCCTATAAGCATCTTGGCCAATTACAACGTTGTTGTCGGAGCTGGTGATGCTTAGGCCAGCGTTGCTACCGATGATGACGTTGTTGGTCGGGGTGGTGGCGACAGGCGCGGCGTTGGCCCCGATGACAACGTTGTGCTGACCAAGAGTTGTCCCATTGAATGCGCCCCTTCCAACGCGGGTATTGCTAATCTGATTGCCGGGACCATTTCCAATATTGATTCCTTCAATAACAGCTTCACCACCAACTGTAGCCGTATTACCTACAACAAGATTTGTGTTAACAGTGAAGTTATTGACCGTCTGAAAGTTGGTCCATCCAGCGTAAGTGGTCCAAGTCGTTAGATCGCTTCCAAGCTGATAGGCCACGCCATTGGTCAGCACCGCCAGCTGCCCAGCATGACGACGAGCCAGAGGGTAGATGTTGAGGTTCTGAAGTTCACTCAACGAACCCAAGCCAGTGAGCAGCCCGCCATAGTTGTAAACCGGAACAGCTGCCCCGTAGTTGGAGTTGGTGGCAGTGGGAGCGACGGGGCCAGTGACACGAAACGTGCCTGGAATCTGGGCAAGTAGTGTGAGCGGAAGCAGCAGCAGTAGGTATCTCATATTATTTACGTTCAAGAGCGCGGATCCTGTCTTCGTGATCATCTAAAGTCTTCTGTTGGTTGGCCATCAATAGGATCGTCCTCTCCATCGAATCGATCCTTGGGTGCAGCTTCTCAAACTCCAGCTTAGTGACGAAGATCGATTTCAGATAAGTGAACACCACACCCATTACAATGGGCCCGAGGATGACCGCCCACTTGAAGGCCAAGTCTGTCCACTTCACTAAGTCTGAGTTGCCTTCGATCATTTTGGATCAGGGAGAGCGTACCAACCCGCTGGAATCGGAACGCGGTTCTGACTCTTCACAGATTGGCCTTTTTGGTCAATCACCCAAACACGGGCCTTTATGGGTTCAGCCAACCTAACCGGCTCTCCGTCAGGCACCAGGATTACCCTGGTCGCGCATCCGCTTATGAGCGTTGATGCGATCACGAAGGCGCTGACGGAGGCCGGGACGCTGTTGAGCATCTTCACTCGTTTGGTCCTTTCTAAGAAGTGACTCAACGAACTTTAGGATGGCTATGACGATCTGCTCGATCATTCAGCTTTAGCAGCAGCAGCCTTGCTCTTCAGCGACCAGATGATCGTGATGATGGCAAGGACACCGCCAATGACGGCTTCAGTCTGCGAGTTCTCTAGGGCGATTCCTCGGGCAGCTAGGGCACCAGCACCAGCTTGGAGGAGAGCGCGGACAATGACTTCAATGGTTTGTTTGTTCATGACTTGCGACGTTTCTTGTTAATGGCTTCACGCTGAACCGAGTAGGCGATGGCCAGAGCCTGTTTCATGGGCTTACCACCATCAAGCTCACGCCTAAGGTTGGACTCAAAGGCCTTCTGAGAGGCGGAGTGTTTTAGGGGCATAATTAAGGAGCAGGGTCAAAGATGATCCAAGCCACGGTGGATGTATCAGTTCCGCTGGAAGATTGGATCGTAAATGATGTTCCGGCTGTGCGGGTGGACACTCGCAGCCAGCCCGGAGTTCCTCCGTCAGAGTTTCCTGTCAGTTGGATACGGCTATTCGCAGCGACAGCAGTTGTTGAGACCACAGCGGATCCACCAACCAAAGTGGCAACACCCATCTTGGCGTTGGAACCTTCTTTAATGCGAACTCCATACCCTAGATTTCTAGCAATCAAGCTTCCATCTATCGTGATAGATCCATCAGATCCAGACATCTGAAAGTACTTAGGCGTTCCAGAATTGTTTGCTGCTATGTTAAATCCACCTGTTCCGCTCAAATACAACAAGAAGCTGCCAAGAGATGAGTTTGTTACATTAATACTGTCTTGAAGAGAAAGAGTTCCAGAAACAGAAGAGTTCCCTCCAATGGTTGCTCCACCTGGAAAGCTTGATGTTCCTGCTGAATTGAAAACAAAGTATTTGTAAGATGCCGGTGTTCCAAGTTGAAATGCTAATCCGCCATCTTGATGTTGATAAAACAGTGCTGGATTGTTAAGCCCTGACGTTGTTAAAGAAATATTTCCAGGAGTTATACTAGCTTGATTGAAATAGTTATTTACAGCAGTTCCATCAAACCTCGTGTTTCCAGACACTATTCCGAACTGATAAACGTTTGTGGAAATCGCAAGAGACGTTGTAAAGTTAGCTGCCACGTCAGTTGCAAATACATTCCCAGAAAGAACAATTCCCTTTCCGTTGTAGTAAGAATTCGTTCTTGCGTCTTCAAATGCGTACTTTGGCAGCTTTGTTTTAACAGTCCCGAAGTTGATTCCCATCTTGCAGGCAGACAAAACTATTCCAGATGAAAACCCGCTCGCAATCGGATTAATGTAGAAGTCAGAATATGTTCCTGATGGCGCGCTATTTGTAACTCCAAACGCATTATCATCGTAGTTTGCTCCATAGAAAATACATGAGTCGAACGTGAGCGAAGACGTGTATCCGTTAATGTTTATGTTGTGCTGAAAATTGTTGTTCGACTGTAATTGAGTCGCGGTTATGAGTCCTGCACTTGTTGGTGCGCCACGAAACTCAATGCCGTCACCTTGGTTGAAGTAAGTATCGACATTGAACAGACGCTGAGCTCCAGCCAATGGGCCATCGAAAAGGATCCCATCGCCACCGTTGAATCCAGCCCCAAATGTTATCAATGTACAATCCGATGCGCCAACTCCTCCAGAGTCGTTACCAGCGAACCACACGCCGCCTCCATCACAGAAAACAACGCTGCCGTTTTTGAGTTCAACCTCATTGCGGCGAATCTTAATTCCCCATCCTTTGGCATTGATGACTGAAAAGTTGTAGAATCCAGTCTCATCCCTGAATGCTGTTTCAAGGCCCACAACAACAAGAGGATCAGTAGATGTCTGGTTAGCCTTGTTACCATCAATGACGATGTTTCCAAGACCCGCACAGGCTCCTGTATTCCACGTCAAGATAGTTGAACTCAGAGCATTGTTCTTGAGCTTTAGCGAAGATTGTGTCTGTGATGCAAACTTCTCTGCGTTTGGCTGAGATCCAACAATCGCGACGATGTTTGTCTTAACCACAAGTGGTCCAGTTACGAAGATCCCAGTCGGGATTTTAACAGTGGCGCCAATCTGAGAAGCCTTATCCAGAGCCGCCTGAATCGCAGTCGTATTGTCGGTAACGCCGTCTCCTACAGCCCCGAATGAAGTGATGCTTACCTCGGAGTTGTTAATGATTTGCGCGGCAAGGTTCGTCTTAACCGTGAAGTTGTTGACGGTCGTCTGAGCCGCCAGCGTGAAGCAGAAGAGTAGAGCAATCAGGTATTTCATAGAGATCAGATCCAGCCAGTGTTGTTGGTTCCAGTCGTCTTAATCCACTGAACAGGAGAGGCTGGAGTAGTCAGGTCAAAGTAGATCGAACCAGGGATGGCAGTGACGTAGCCGTTGGGATCAGCAAAGGTTCCAGTGATGATCTTCGGATCGGATGAAGTGATGGTGGCAGCGATCTGGCTGATGGTGATCCGCTTGGTCGTCCCACTGGCGGACTGACTCATATCACTGACATCGACGATGGGTATAGGGTCGGCTGAGGTATCAACCGTCGAGATCGCGGGAAGATCGCTGATGCGTTTGTTCATGGGTCAATTTTAAGATTACCGATACGCAGGCCATCTATAGTCAATCTGGATCCAGTTGCCCGCTCCAATGCCTCGAGATCCAATCACGCTCAGCTGACCGGTGGTTGGGTCGAGCTGCAAAATTGCAGGGTTATCTACAGATCCCGCGTTGTAACATGTGGCATTCCACCGAAGGTAGTTAGGGGCTGCGGGCCTATAATTTACAGGGATTGTAGCAATGACGGCTCCAGTGGTGGTGTTCTGAACAGTGCCTCGAAGATAAACAACGTTATCAATTCCCTTGAGGATTTGAGCAGGACCATTGCCACCAAGGTTTACCCAAGGAGCCGTTAGGGTTAGATTAGTAAACTGAACCGGAAGATCTCTGGACGAAGGGAATACGTTTGCATCCCTATAGATCAAATCGGTTTCGTTTCCTGGGAAAACATTCCCGTAACCGCGAAGGCCAGAGAAGTAAGACGTAGATCCGGATTTGATGTACACTCCGAATCCGTTGTTATCGAAAGTAGTGAAGCCATCTAGGTCGACATCTGTGCCTTGAATGTCGATTCCGTTCCCGTAATTGACCCCTCCAGTTGAACCAGAATTGCTAGAAGTACAGGAGCAAAGACGGATGAAAGAAGAGCCCGGCTCTATCGACCATCCAGTGGCGTATGTCGTTATGGAGTGACAGTTTACAAATGTGATCCTCTTGGAGTTTCCGTAGAGTCTGAAGCCAAGATACGAATTGTTTGAGCAGATGATGTTCGAGATGGCTATATCTCGAGTCAGGTCGGTTGCTGGGGTTGCATTGCCCTGAAGCATGAACCCTGTTCCGCAGTTACGAATGTAACCATCAGAAATAACCAAGTCATTGATCTCTAGGTAGTTTCCGGGAGATCCAAAGTAGTTCTGTAGAACAAGACCGTATGTATTGGATGCGTTCTCTCCGTCAATTTGGAAGTTAGAGAACACAGTCCTCTTACACTGACGAGTCGGGTCGCTCTTGATGATGACGCCTTCTCCAGCGGAATACCTGCTACGGAAGTCAGAAACCAATCCTCCAAGAACCTTGTAGGCTTGTCCGTGAGTCCCGTAAACAGTGTCAACGTTGCTGATGTTTACGTTGGAATAGCCTTCAACAGAGAAAGCATGGACAGCACTCGACGGATCTTTGGCCAAGGCGCACACATTGTTGACCGTGAGATCAACGAATTGAGGCTGGCCGGCGAGGTAGTTGACCGTGCAAACAAGACCTTCTTGAGCGACTCCAGAGTAGACTGAGTTACAGACAGCAGAGCCTGAATCCACTCCAAGGTTAGAAAACTCTAGGTTGTTTCCTCGGAAAACAAACGGGCCCTGGATGATCGTTCCGCCTTGGAGAGCAGTGAATCCAACATTGAAATCAGGCCGTTTCTCGCCAATAAACGACAGGTTGGATGCTGTTACAGTTCCAGGCGATGAGTAGGTTCCTGACGGCAGGAAAATCTTCCCACCGTTGGGCAAACACGCGACGGCAGTCGTGATGCTTCCACCGCACTGCTTGACGTTTAGCTGACCACTGTACTGAAGAAGGAATCGGCCCGACCCACTGGTAGGCGCTATCACCGTTCCAGAGTTGTCCGCATCAGAGCTTGATGAGGTGTAGATGTACGTTCCTTGGCCTCCATCATTATCTGTAGAGTAGCCACGGGTTACATAGATCTGACCATCAACAATCGAAGAAACTGAAACGGCACGAAGCGCAGCAACATTGTCGACAACGATCGACTTATTGCCCGAAGCAATCAGTACAGCATCAACCTGGCTGAGAGTGGCCTTGCTGGTCGTTCCAGTAGGTGTGATTGGCGTCGTGGCGCTGACATCAACAATGGGAAAGACATCGTTGTTGTAGTCCAGCGACGGAGCTGCCGGTAGAGCCGTGATTCGTGTGGCTGCCATAAGATTATCCTAAAGCGATTTCGCTGACGTTGTCTTCCTGGAGGATGAGGTCGAAGTTCTCTTGGGCTAACAGATCACCGAATAGTGGTACACACTCCGAGATCGTGTTGGAGCAGCATCCGTCATCTCCGTACTCCCAGTTATTGGGGAATGTTGGTGCGGCCATATCAGTTGGGATTGGAGGCGATCTGCGCTGCGGACTTGTAGAGATCGTCTACGAACTCGGTTGTCCAGCCAAGCTCTTGTTGAAGCAATGAAATAATGGGGCTGTCCCGGACGATGTTCTCCTTATATTCCCAGCGGTTCCAGGCGATCCATTTGTCAGGCTCTGGAAGCGCATTCATGGCCGCTTCGATATTGGCTTTTTCTCCAGCAATGATGGTGGCCTCACGCAGGGCCCACATCGAAACCTGCGTCGGGACAGGCACCACAATAGGGGCGACTACCCAAGCTCCATCAATCCACTGGCAGGTCTGGGTAGCAGGATCGTAAGGAGGCTGCGGAACCTCGACCCAGCCCTTTCGCAGAAGTGTGGCAATGATCTCTGGGTCGGTCTCGGATCGAAGTTGCTTGTCGTATGTGAGGTAGGTCATGAGCAGGCGATTTTGAAAGCAAAGGAGGACGAGTGCTCAATTCGCTTTCTCAAAGAAGATCCAATGTTTTGAGGAAGCAGCGCGATCACAAGAATATCACCAGAAGCAAGTGCTCGAGGAGGTGTGAACCCCTGATAGGTATCACGACCAACAGTGAAGTTGTTTGTTCCAGTCAGCCCAGCCGCGCTAGTTACAGACAAAATAAACGGGTTGGTGATTGTCAGGCCTGTGTTGAAATCCTCGAAATTAGTAGCACTTCCAGACACGCCCTTGTCAAAGACAGTCGATATTGAAGGTGGCGTTGCATTTGTTGCTCCGGTCAATTTCGTAGATTGATTGGTGGAGCTGCCGTTCATTGTGGTCAGAACGACATTGTTGCTGCTGGCAGGTACAAGAGCTGAGTTCGGACTAGTTCTTGCGGTAATCAGACCAGCGTAGTCCTGAAGGTTTGAAGCTATGTTTGCGACACAAAATATGAAACCAAACCCAGAGGTTACTGTCGCAGATAGGAAGTTGTTGGCCACGTTGAATCTGACAACTGGCTGCCCTCCTTGGATGGCTACTTTGTAAATTGGCCGAAGCGAAGAGGTCGATTGAGTGGCGTTTGCTGCACTTCGACTAGCATCATCCCATTGAGCTACAGCGTTTCCATCTGACAGGCCATAGATACGACGCGAGTCCAGAACGAAAACCGCTCCGGCGTCGCGCTGATTGAGATGTCTGGCCCTGCGGTGCATTAGGCGGCGGTGTAGGCGATCTCAACTCCGAGGAGACGGGCGTCTGCACTTAGAGTGTCAGCGGTATCCCTGTAGACCTCGAAGATGATCGCTTTGTTTGCTGCAGCGGTTCCGTCGACAGTTACAGATCCGGTAGCTGAAGAAACATGCATAAAGTTTGCTGAAAGATAGGCGTCTGTGACTGTTGCTGCGGTTGCTGAAAACGTCTGACCCAACGCAACATTGTCACCAAACGCCCTCGCTCGAATATTCCAAAACACAGTCTGGCCAGCCGTTCCAGCAGACGCCGTCCAATAGAACCGAGCAGTCACGGTGCCGTTGTTGTAGTTGTTCGGCATTACCACCATCGCCTGAGCGTACTCAATGGTAGCAGTGTCAAACAGCAGCTCGTCAGTGTTGATGTTGCCGGTGGCCTGCTCGCGAGAGTCAATGCCGCAACCAGTTGTGGTACGAGGAATCCACTGAGCAGCCGGTATCCAGACGTTGGTGATGCTGGTTCCACCGCCGCCAGCCGGAGTCGCCCAAGTGCCATCTCCACGCCAGAATGTTGAACTCGACGCTCCAGTTCCGGAGTTGAGGTTGGTGACGGGCAGGTTTCCAGTGACTCCGGTGGAAAGCGGAAGTCCAGTGCAGCTAGTTAGAGTTCCGCTTGTCGGAGTTCCAAGGATTGGAGTTACCAGCGTTGGGCTCGTTGAAAGAACGTTTGAACCAGAACCTGTCGATGTCGTTACTCCAGTTCCACCGTTCGCTACGGGAAGTGTTCCAATGACGCCAGCAGTGAGGCTGACTTGGCCCCAATATGTTGTGGTTCCATTGGAGAGAATAGCCCTGTCTGCGGCGCCAACAACGGTGAGACCAGTTCCACCATTGGTAACTCCAAGAGTTCCAGTGATTGCTCCAGCCGTGGACAGATCAACCGCTCCAAAAGCCAATCCGGTGCCGCCATTGTTAATACGTAGAACCTGACCGGCGGTTCCAGTGATGGCCCCAGCATTGGCAGTGGTTGATCCGCCATTGCCAACAACGCTCAGTCCAGCCACCTGCTGAAACTTGGCGTAGGTCACCGCATTGTTAGCGATGGTTGCAGCGAATGAACCAGTTCCAGATCCAGTAACGTCCCCGGTCAGCGTGATGGTCTGGTCGCCTGTGTTGGTTCCGCTCGAAGTTCCAGAGAATGTGCCGTTCTGCGTGGCCAGCGTACCAAGCCCCATCGAGGTGCGTGCAGTGGCTGGGGTCTGATTCTGCCAACGGTTGGTCGTCCAAACGAGAAAGTCGTTATTCAGCGGGGGGACTCCACCTGTGTAGGCGACATCGTGTAGCTCATCGAGTTCGTAGCCGTTGTTGATGGCCACATAGATGATTCCGTTCGATGGATGAGCCTCTACAACATAGCCAATACGAACAGCATGATTTGGAGCTACCGGCCTAACATTTGTCAGTCCACCAGGAACCGTTGCGCTGATAAACAGCAAGTCGCCTTGAGAGAATCCAAATGTATTCAGGTTCCTAAGAAGACCACTTGTGATGACCATTCCTGTCGTGGTCGGACCCGTGTTAGGAATGTTTTCAGCGGCAAGACCAATAGTGTTGGCCGTGTTTGGATCGGAATTTCCAAGAGCCAATGCAATTGTCAGATTCCCAGCACTGGCGCCATTGACCAATACAACCTGACCTCGTGTAATTGAAGATGCGCTGGTATTGCGTCCAAGGACATGGCTATCGACACCAAGCAGTGCATTGACCGATCCAGATCCGATTCCCAGATCGAGTGTCTTGTTGGTCGAATCCCAGACAAGTTTACCAATTCCAACAGCAGCAGTTGCCGAAGTGTTGAATGCCAGGCTTTCAAGCCCGCTCATCTCCTGAGTATCGCTGAGAATGACGGAACTGTTCTGGATCGACTGTCCAGTTGTCAGATTCCATCTAACCAAAGCGTTGTCCGTAGTTGGTCCTGGAGGTCCAGAAACATTACCTCCACCACTTCCTCCAGTGGCGTTGAGCGTGGTGCCGCTCATGGACAGGTTCGTCCCTAGAGTGATCTGCTGGAAGTCTCCAGCGCCTGCTCCAACACCACGGCCCAAAAGCACCTGCTCCAATGTGGCTTGAGCGAGATTACTGAGAGGAAGATCTCCAGTGACATCAGTTGTTAGATCGATCTGGCCTCGAGTGATGGTCTGGCCAGTAATCGTGATGTAGTCTGGAGTCCCAGCCAGCGTGACATCTCCAGTGTTTGTTCCTGAAGAGGTGCCGCTGAAGGTGCCGTTTTGGGTGGCGAGAGTGCCTAGACCAAGAGTGGTTCGCTGAGCCGCTGCATCAGCATCGTCTAGGAGAGCTTTGCCAGCAGCAGTGATGTCACCGCCCAGCTTCGATGTGTTGACTACACCAGCAGCGATCGTGGTCGAGTTGCTATTGGCGCTGGCTGTTACGTCTCCAACAAGTGGAGCCCTCTCAAAAGCAACCTGTCCAGACGTGGACCAATTTGCAGTGACAGTTGTGGAATCAGTGACAACGCGCTCAGCAGTTAGGCTGGCGTTGGCAGTCCTAACCAAATAGTCCGCATTGATCGGTGCTCCACCTCCACCTCCACCTGTAGACGAGATCGTGATCTCATCGTTGGCAGCATTGGTCGTGAGGATGACGTTGGCTCCAGCGACCAGGGTTAACGTGTCAGTCGGGCTATCAGCAACAACGTCCGCTTCACCAGCTACAGCGATCTTCGAGAAAAGGTTCTGATCGCCTGTGTTGTTTCCGGTTACAGCAGAAGTCCCAATGACAGTCAGTTGAGGGCTCGCCGCACCCAACATCGTGATGCCATTGACTGTGGCTGGAGTGATGGCTCCAAGGGTCAGAGTGATGGCCGGAGTCGTTGTCGGATTAGCAACAACACCACTAACACCATTGGCTGCTACAACGCTGACAGAACTGACGCCTCCAGAACCTCCACCACCACCAGCATACAGCTCCGTAAAGTTGTCATTACACTTATCAAAAGCTTTCCTCAACGGATCGCCCGTTCCGTCGTTGGGAGAACTACCAATGTT